TAATATATAAGACATGGATAAATTAGATATTCTAGGGTATATCATTATATTTGGTATAATTTCCTTATGTATTTATATTTATTTTAAAAGTGATGATTTCCAGCTAACATGTATTGTCTCTATGGTAGATGGTAATAAATATTGTGTCCGAGAGAGATCACGTATGAATGAAGCGGCCGATCTATTAGCAAATACAACTGAAAAATGTAAAGAACTTGTCTCCTATGTTGGTAAAAAATATCCATCACAAGAAAATGTAAAACGTTTAGTAAAAAATTTTAATCCTAAAAAAATAATGGAAACTTTACCAACAAGTAATTATACTGCATATAGCGAAAACAAAGGAGAAAAAATAGCATTTTGTTTAAATAAAACAAAGACAGGTACTGACAATCTTATTGACCCACATACTTTAATGTTTGTTGCGATACATGAAATTTCTCATGTTATGACAAAATCAATTGGACATAAAAGTGAATTTTGGGAAAATTTCAAATTTTTATTAGAAAATGCAAAAGAGGCGAAAATTCATGAGCCGATTGATTACTCAAAGACCCCGGTTGAATATTGTTCTTTATCCATTACCGATTCACCTTATTTTGAGATTTAAACTATATATTAAACTATATTATTATAATATAGTTTTATGGAAATTTCAATACCTAATTCAGATATTTATAAAATTTATGATGAATTTAATAAAAAAATTTATGTCTTTACTGGAGGATTGAAGACAAACGAAGTATTTAAACATCAAAATTTTAAAGTAATCTACACAGAATTTAGAATTTATAAAACAGATTCTATTGCATCAATTAAATTGAAATTATTACATACAATTAATAAAAATATTATCATTGATTCCATGTATTTCCATGCAGTTAAAAGAGAACATATCGATTTAGCAGAAATGTACAAAAGAAGACAATCTTTACCCAATATTATCGATTTAAATGTCAAAGATAATGATAGTTATAAAAGCTTACATGAGAGATTGAAAACAATGACTGATGAAAATAATAAAGTTTTACTTTCCTATCCAATAGGTTTGATAACAGAAAAAAATTTCATTGCAAATCCTTATAAAATAGACAGTCTTGATCCGTATCCAGATAGTATTACAAATAATGATGATGTTCTATTGAATTATTTACCATTAGAAAAGAATATAATATATGTTTGTTTTAAAGAAAATATAAACTCTAATAAAAAAGCATATTTTCCAATATACAATAATCTTCATAAAAATAGGTTACATTTATTTAGGATACAAGACATGTTTCATAATATACATTATACAAGAAAAACTGAATTACCATATCAAACACAAGGTATAAAAAGTTTGTATATTAAATTATTGAATGGTTCGGATAAAATAATTCAATATTTACCATTAGAACCAATTTTTAAGAATATTCATGCAACACAATTTATAAAATTCATTAATTTTAATCCTGGTTCAAGTAAAGAAAATGTACTTCGTCTTTACTCAGAATCTATATCTAATGATGGTCGGACAATTCCAATAATGACAAAACGTGATATAGAAAAAGTGTATGCTAAAATGAATATTAAATCTAATAGTATATCTGCATATATAGTAGTTCCTCATAACAATATTGAAATTGAATTGTATGTTGATCTTGTTAAAGAAGGGGATATAAATATTGGTACAGAATGTAAAATTCCACTTTCATATGATGAATGGAATATAATTTTACAACAGGGATTAAATCCTTTTATTAAATCTATTAATAATTTCATAGGTTCATCAGGATATTTATTTCGAGAATTTAAAGACATTAAAAATGAACATGTTGAAGACATAACATATTCAGCTTCAATATCTATTAATGACAATATTTCTGTTTTTAAGAAAATTCCTTGTATAACAAATATATTTGATATTTATGATGACAATATAACAAATACTCAAGAAATAAATATGAGATATAAAGAAATTAAAAATTTCGATGAAAAAATAGCTCAAATAACTTTATTAAATAGTTATGATAAAAAGGAAGGCCGAATAGAAACATTGAAAATCAATTATCAGATGACTGATGAAGAAGCAAATTCACGAGTTGAAAAATATAATGCATATGAAATAGGTACTAATAACAAAAATATGGCTGATGATAATTCTGTATTAGGTTTCTTAGTCAATATCAAATTATTGGAAAATAATATTTTTATAGAAATTAATAATATACTCTCTATTGATTATATTGATAATTTGAAAATTTACATGGATTGTATTATAAGATTAACTCAAAAAAAATATTTTAATTCATACACATATCCAAAAGAAAAAATCAAAGAAATTAATGTTAATGAATATAACGATGATGTCGATGATAATTTCAATGATGAAGAAGAAGAAGAAGAAGAAGAAATTGATATGAATTTTGATAATTTTTTTGACGAAGACGTCGATGACAATGATGATGATGACGTCGATTTAAATCTTGATAATCTTCATATTCATGATAATGATGACGTCGATTTAAATCTTGATAATCTTCATATTCATGATAATGATGACCTCGATTTAAATGGTACTAATTTGAACGAATATTTTTTAAAAAGATTAAAATCTCGAGACCCAACAGTATTTTCTTATGATACAAGTGGTAATAAAGATTTTAAATCTTATTCAGGATTATGTAATGCAAATATAAAAAGGCAACCTGTTATTATTTCAGAAGACGAAAAACTAAAAATTGATCAAAACCATAAAGGTTCATACACTCATGCTTTACAGTATGGTTCAGATAAAGGTGGTAAACCTAATTATTTCATTTGTCCTAGATATTGGTGTTTAAGAGATAATGTAAGCTTAACACATGAACAAGCACATGACGAAAATGTTTGTGGAAAAATTATTGATAAAGACGATGATGTTGTGAAAAAAGACCATTATGTTTATGAATTTGATAGTGGAGGTAAAGATCATCACAAAAATTCGACTGTTGTCGATGGTAAGACAGTTTTGGGTGAGTATATTCATAATGGACCTGGATTTCTTAAAAATAAAAATCCCAAAGGTTTTTGTTTACCTTGTTGTTTTAAAACATCTTTTAAGGGTGAAGGTAATACTCAAAAAAAAAGAAATGAAGAATGTTCAGGAACATCGCAAAAATCTGATAAAGTTATAGACAATAAAAAAATTGATAATAAATATATATCTGGTTATCAAACATTGCCTATTGAACAACAACGTTGGGGTTTTTTACCAATGTCGGTACAAAAGTTTCTTAATACAGATCAATCATCATCGCAATCTTTAAAAAATCCGGCAAACATATTACCGAATAAACGATGCTTACTAAGATACGGAGTTGAAAAATCGTCAAATCAGTCATTTATTGCATGTATCTCAGATATATATGCCTATAAACAAAATATCTCTAAAAACATTCCTAATATTGAAGATATGCAAGATATAATGGTAAAACGTATAACGTTAGATTTGTTTATAAAATATCAAAATGGTTCATTAGTATCAATTTTTAAACCGAAAAAAATATTTGATTATAATAAAAATTCATATGATCAAGAATTTAAAAAATCAATTTTCATCAAAAGTATAGATTTTCAAAATGAGATTCAAAAAGATTTCTTTTATGACACTGTATTATCTTATAAAAATTTCATTAATTTTATAAGTGATAGAAATTCAATTATTGATCATACATATTTATGGGATGTCGTCACTGATGATAATGATTTTTTGATTAAAGGCGGTATTAATCTTGTCATATTAGAAATTCTTAATATTGATATTACTGATAATATATCTTTATTATGCCCAACCAATTCAAATAAAATAAATTATCATGATCCTACAAAAGAAACAATAATCTTACTGAAAAATGATAATTTTTACGAGCCTATATACGAATACTTGGACAATGGAAAAAATACTATAATTACAAGAGGGTTTTCTAAAAATAAAAGTCCAACTGCAAATATTATCAAAACACTTGATATAATAGAAAAATCCCAGAAAAAGTATTGTACTCCACAAATAAGTAAAAATATAAAAACTTATAATTTTGAAAAAAACATTTCTGTAAAGGAATCAATTAAGATACTGGAAAAATCAAACAAATATAAAATTTTATATCAAATTGCTAATTTTCAAGCAAAATGTATTGGGCTTTACATATCAAAAACGTCCCAAGAAAAAAATGGTATTTTTGTCCCTTGTTTGCCTTCTGAAATTGACCCTAAAAAATATAAAATAAAATATATGGATGAGGACTTTATATGGAAACCTTTGGATATTACAATAAAAAGATTAAATGATATTAAAAAAAACACAAATGACCAAATACAATGTAAGCCAATGATAATAGTAAAGGAAGATTTATTAGCAATTGGATTATTAACCGAGACTAATCAATTTATTCAATTTTCAAAGCCTGAAATATACATTGATAATCATAGTAATCTTGAAATCATAGATGATAGTAATTTTATTGTTACAGATATCAAAATAACAACATCTAATAAAGGTGATAATGAACGTATCAATACAATGAAGAAAATTGCAGCTGAACAACAGTTCTATACAGCATTTAGAACAACGACAAGAATTCTTTTAAATTCATATGATAATAATGATTTGAAAATTGCTATATTGAATAATTCAAAATCAAATTCATTATATAAATTGAAACTTCAACAATGTATTAGCCTTTTACATAAATTACTCAAAAATAGTGTTAAATTTACAAAAATGAGTGATGAATTAATTTTTTCTTTTGTTAATATTACTAATTCAAATCATTGTCTTTTAGAAAAGGATAATAATATTTTAGTCATTCCAGATAATAACGTTGTTAGTCAAACTGATAATAAATCACTCTACTTTGGTAAGATGGCAGATGAACTGATAAGAAATAGGAGAACTCAATTATTCATGTTAAATCCAAAATACTTTATTACAGTTTCAAATACAAAATATATTGTCAATGAAAATGAGTTATTAATAATCAAGTCACTTTTAAATGATAACTATTTTAAAGATATTGTTTTATTCAATACAAATACATTTGTTAAAAATGTTACTTATGATAATGCAATACCATCATCGGGAAATTTAAAACCAAAAAGGATATCTCTAAGTGAGCAAGAAGAAGAACAAGAAGAAGAACAAGAACAAGAACAAGAACAAGAAGAAGAACAAGAACAAGAAGAAGAAGAACAACAACAAGAAGAAGAAGTACAAGAAGAACAAGAAGAACAAGAAAAACAAGAAGAACAAAAAGAACAAGAAGAACAAGAACAAGAAGAAGAAAATCAAGACCATATAGGGAACAAAATAAGAGATAATATTCCAATACATTTACGTGGTTGTGTTACTATTAAAGCAATAACAGGAAATAGTAGATCTTTATTTAAATTTCCAAAATCGTGTAGAGAAATTCATTTTGTAAATGATGATATTAAATGTAGTTACTCACCAATTCTATACATTCTTCATGATGTAAAAATAGAAAGTGATATAGCATACGTACAAAAAATTCTATGGCAAGGCTACCAAAAATTTGAAATTCATCAAGATAAAATTGTAGCTGTATTAAAAAAACAGGGAAAATTAACATTAATGAAAAAAGTGAAAAATAAAGAAATTACATTTGAAGAAGCAATAAAAAATCGTTTATATTTCCTAACAGATTTAGATATATGGATTATTTCAGTTGAATTAAATTTACCAATTGTACTTTTTTCTGCGACTTCATTAAAAATTCGACCAGATTTAAAGTGGTTATATTTATCAGGAAATATTGATGATTTTAGTGAGCCACTCTATTTTCTTCGTTCGCCATCAAATATTATATCAAACCAAGCACTAACATATAGTTTAATTCCAAACTTGAAATATAATCAGCTTTTGGATAATATGAAAGATGAAATGAAAAAACAAGACGGAATGAAAAACCAAGATAAAAAAAATATGTTGCCTCTTCGAGAATATATAAGAAGTATCGTTATAATTTAAATTTAATATCCTGGGTCGTATTCATCATCGCATATATTGTCCTCATTCAATTCTTTTATATTAGATACATTATTTACAATTTTCATATTATCTAAACTACACATAGTATCTTTTCCTATATTCAAATCACCAAACAATTCTTTAATTTTTTTATTATTATCATCTACTTCAATAGATTCTAAATTAGCAAATGATTTTAAATCAAGAATTAATTGAAATGCATTTGTACCATAACAACCATATTGACCTGTCATTACATTTGCAGATACGCCTCTCATATGATCAAAATCAGCATGTCTTGCAGCTTTCAATAATACTTCTGTATGAACTTCAAATGTTGCTTTTGCTATAGGACCAACATTATCATTCAATAGTCCTGACCTGAATATTGAAACTAAATCTTTATTACAAGTCATTCTATCACATAATAAACTCGAATGATGATAATTGATATAAACACCACTAAATTCCATTACTTCACTTAATTCATTATATATGGATTGTCTTGCTGCTTCAATACCTAAAACATCAAATATTTCTCTTATATCATTACTTTGTGACCTTTTAAAATCTATAAAATCCAACGCAAGAGCATCTAATAAATTTGTTCCAGTTGTATCTAAAACATAAATATCCTTTTTAATATATTTTCCTTCTTCTTTAACTAAATTATTTTGAAGTTTTCTTACTTGACAATTCTTGACTCCATTAATCCCTCTTAAGACTATATTATTCAATAACTGGTCTTGAAACGTTTTCAACATATAAATTTCATCAGATTGATCAAGTGGTTCAGCGGTAGTGTTTTGCTTTTTATTTTTTGTTAGAATACTACTGTTCTTTGTACGAATTCTAAATATTAAATTGGAATTACTATTATAATCCGCAAAAACACATTGAACTTCATTTTTATAATGACTATTTGATATTGCAAAATGTATATCATCCATTGTTATCCCTTTATCTAATAATATTTCGGGTTCTATTTCAAGACGTATTATCCATTTTGATTTCGCTGTTTCTTCAGTATTATCACCTCCAATACAACTCTTAACCATATCTTCGAATTCATAAAATTGTTCTAATAATTCTTTATCATCTATAATTGTTGTTGATTTTTCACTTGGATCAAAACATATTTGCATTGATTTTACTATATCAATTAATCTTGTATGTTCCATTATTTTTGTATATGAACCTGCTTTATCTTGATCTATTTCATCTTGTTCTTTCAAATATATGGTCATTGATGGATTTTTAGGATTCTTTGTTAAACGTAATATTTCTTCAATTCTTGGAACACCTCTCGTTACATTTGACTTGCTACTGGTACCACTGTTATGAAATGTATTGAGAGTCAATTGCGTAGTTGGAGCACCGACACTTTGTCCTGCAACAACTCCTACCATTTCACCAGGATGGACAATTGCTTCCTTGAATTTTAATAATATCATTTCCAATAATAATATCAGTCCAGCTCTATGAAAACGACGGAATATGAGTAGATCACGTGGTGACAAATAGTAGAAATACATTATTTTGAATAACTCGGTTGTCTTTATACAAGGAATACTATTCATTTTTTTATAATATTCTTCAATTAAGATGAATGCTTCCAACGGTGTAATATCTACTGCTGAATCTTTTGACAAATTAAGTTGTCCTTGAATATTTCCAATAATGTATTGAAATCCAACAGGAATGCGTACGCCTGATTCATTTTTTCCCTTGAACAAATTATTAACTATTTCTTCTCTATTCAATAACATTTCATCAATATACTTTTTACACATCTTTTGTGCTTCATCTTTTTCTTTCTTCAATCGTTTTAATGTATCTTTTGTAAATATAGTTTGAACATTAACATTATCAATATCATAATGACGATATATATCTTCAATACTCATACCGGCTAATGGTAAATTCTGATTTTCAACTTTCATAGCATCAAATCCATCTTCACCGTATTCAAATTGAATTATTTTACCTTTACTATTACGCACAGTCATATCATATTCTATTTTCAAATCTTCTAATCCTTTAATAAGTCGTCTCTGTATATACCCTGTCTGACTTGTATCTCTCACTTGTAATCCATTTGCAAGTCCAAAATTCAATGTTGATGGAACTGTTAAATCGTAAAGTTTGGGGTAATTTTCTACACTAATAATATTAATCTCTATTATTTTATCGAGTACTACATCATTATGTTGCTTAAAATTAATATGTTCCGAAGAAAATGATAATAGCTTTAGTTTTTCATTTTTATCAACCATGATCAAATTGATTTTTTCAGCAAATTTTTTAGCCCATTTAGATCTTATTGATAGACGATAAGAAGGAGAAATATTTTTAGTTCCAAAATTATTGTTTTTTATTTGGCTTGTAGAAATCTTACCAAAAATATCGAATCGTGACAATAGCATTGAAATTCCTTCGATTAATCTGGGGGATGCTGAAGAACAATCAATAGAATTTTTTCCAATCGTACCATCACCTGAGAAATAGCCATTTAACAAACCAACAACAAATTTATCATTTGCAATGAATGAGACATCAGGAACGTATTTATGATAAGCCAAATGTCCTACAAATTTATGTAAGAATTGCGTTAGTATAGCCGATTTACCAATTACAGTTGAGGAAGTTCCCACTTTATTTGTCTTAATTTGAAGACTGCAATTAATATTCATTTTACTGAACCATTTTGTTACAAAATTCTGAATATCTGAATCATTATTAGTTATTGCAATTGAGCTTGATTTTAAAGACGCGTGTCCTTCTGCGAGAAATAATCCAATAAATATTCCATTTTCTTCATTTAAATCAAATTTATCTGGTATTAAGACGTGTTCTCTTGTTGCATTATATGGATAAATCATATTTGGTTGAATATTTGTTATATTAGATCTTTTAATTGTTCTTGTTAATGTACTTTTCTTTGTATATGGTAAGGTAAATGATTTACCATTATTATCATTCCACCAACCACGGGGTATTTGAATTCTTTCTTTCATAGAATCATTTATCAATTTCGTAGCTAGAATGAAATCACTTCCATGAACATATTTATCTTTCGGGAAGTATTCTGTCATATCAACTTCTTTCATTTCTGTAGGACTACTACAAAGATTTGCAGTAACGGGTACAAAATCACCAACAACAATTTCAGGTGTAAGAACCTCTTTAAATTGTTCCTTACCATCTACTTCCTTCCAAATAAGTAATGACTTGGCTTCAGAAACAATGACTTTCCTACCTCCTAAAGTCTTAATTTCATATAATTGTGTTCCAGGATCGTGACGAGTAATTGCTGTTACTGAACCCCAAGTAACATTCCCATCATAATCTGTAGTTGGAATAAAAACCCCATCAATATTTAGTAATTCCAAATTTCTATCTTCAAAATGTTGTACGGCTTCGACTGATTCAAGTAATTGTTTATCAATCCATTGACCAATTTGTACATATCGTGGAATATTATTTTCAATAATAATAATTGGTGTTTCACTTGTAACAGATTTGACAGCGGTATCAATAAGACCAATTCTACCACCCATTGCATGAAAGAACAATTCTGGGGCAGTTAATCCTGAAATATATGAATTTTCAATAAAACCACGAGCACCAGGTGAATCATCAAATTTACAATAATGTGGAAGAGTTCTATTATCGAAACCATAAGGAATACGTTTTGCATCTACATTTTGTTGTCCTAAACAAGATATCATTTGTGATATATTCAATGCGGTACCCTTGGAACCCGATGCAACAATCATAACAAATCTATTATCTTTACTCAAACTTTTTCTTCCTTTATTTCCTGAAATTTCAGTCGCTTTATTCAATATATTATTCACTTGTGTTTCAAATTCTTTCATATTAGAATTAGCCGTATTATTTTCAAAAATACCTAAATGTACTTGGTCAATTACTTTTTGTACATCCAATTTCTGTTCTTCTATAACTTTAATAATATCATTTTGAGTTTTTTGATCAGCTATTAAATCACTAATACCAACACTAAATGAACTTGATTTCATATATTCAGTTATAATATTTTGTAAATCATCGTTGAAATTTGCACAAGCCATATTACCAAAATCATTACATATACGATGAATAATACTTTTTGTTGATGAACCCAAAACCGATTTATCAAATTGTCCTCTTATTAAAGTCCCATTTTTGATTTCCAATATGTTATTTGATTTAGCTTCATCTGTATCTACATCTTCTTCAAATAAACCAGTTTTATATTTCAAAGACATTTTTGGTAAAATCTGTGATAATACTTCAAATGAAGTCAATATATTATTCTTATTTTTCCTCAAAGAGTCAACATCTACTCTTGGAAACGTCATTAATAAATTCATTGCATCACGTGTTGTCATGTTAATATCTTTACGTGTAAATCGATAAGAACCTAATAATGAATCTTGAAAAATACCAATTATTGGTGTATTATTTTCTGAACTTATTATTTGATAAGGAACTGCAGCCAAATGTCTCAATTCAGTTTCGGCAACAATATTTTGTGCAAAATGTAAATTCATTTCATCTCCATCAAAATCAGCATTATATGGTTTTGTATCTCCAACATTCATTCTAAACGTATCACCAACTCTCATAATTTTAGCAATATGTCCCATCATCGATGGACGATGAAGAGAAGGTTGTCGATTAAATAAACACATATCACCATCCATCATATGACGATGTACAATATCACCATTTTCTAATGAAATTGAATTGCGATCTACATAGCGCAATGATATATTTTCACCACTTTTTCTTTCTAATATTTTTGCACCTGGATGTTCTTCTGGTCCATTTTGAACCAATTTTAAAAGGAAATCTTTATTTCTATCATTAACAACAACCGGTTTTGTTATATTTTTTGCTATTTTCATAGGAACTCCCAATTGTTGTATAGATAAATTTGGATCTCCTGTAATAACTGAGCGGGCACTAAAATCAACACGTTTACCCATTAAATTACCACGAATACGACCATTCTTACTATTGATACGACCACTGATACATTGTAATGGTCTTCCAGAACGTTGAGCCATTGGTGCAACACCTTTTATCTTATTATTTGCAATCATTGCAATTGAATGTTGTAATATTTCCATCGACATTTCAATAACATTCGGATTTGTTTCTTCAATCAACATTTTTTCTTTCAAATAATTATTAGTTTTAACAATTGTAATATAAATATGTGTTAAATCGTCTTCACATCTTTGTTGAGCGTCATGTTTTACAGATGGTCTTACTGATGGTGGAGCTACAGGTAAAACTTGACAAATCATCCAATCAGGTCTAGACCATACTGGACTAAATCCCATAAAATGAACATCATCATCACTAATTCTTTTGAATATTTTTAATACTATTTCTGGTATGAGTTTCATATTTATTTTTTTTTTATCTTTATCTTCATCATCAACAATTGTATCCCAAGTTGCTATAATATTTGCCATACCTTCTAATTTTATTTTATCAGGTTGCTTACAGCCACAACCGTCTTCAGTAGTTTCACCACAACGTTTAACCTTTGCTGCTAAATTAGAAACATATGACCAACGAAACTCACCATTTTTATCCAATATATGTTTATGTTGAGTTTTATTAATTAAAAGTTTGCTACATTTGAAACATACACATTTACAAATTTTTATTATTTCTCTTAAATGATGAATATAGAATACTGGTCGTGCTAATTCAATATGTCCAAAATATCCTGGTGTATCAATATAAGTCATTCCGTCTGTTGGACATATTAATCCAGGTTCTAATACACCCATTCTAGGATCAAATAAACCATTGATAACTGCCTTGTTATTGATATATGTGTCTTTTGATGTTATTTCGACAACAGAATTGTTTCGAATTTCATCGGGTGACAATATACTAAATTGAATACCAATGATTTTTGATGGATTTTTATACTCATTCATTTTTGAAAACGACATTGTTTCTTTAAATTGTGTCTATATTGTTATACTATATAATTTCTATATCATTTTCAAATCAATTTTTTTACTTACTTTTATTTTCAATAAAATTGATTCAAAAAAATGAAATATAAAGAATAGATATATTCATAATTTAATACAATAAGTTCTTAGAAAATATGGCAAAAATGATTTCTACTATCTCTAAAAAGAATGAAAAGGTTACAAAGTCTAAAATGACTCCAAAATTAAAAACCTGTTCAAGTAGTGACGATGAGAGTGATAATTATTGTACTCTATCAGATGATAGTGGTAGTTGTAGTGATGACGATGAGAGTGAGAGTGAGAGTGATGATGATAATGATGATGATGATGATGATGAACAAACTGATTCAGACAGTGACGGCAATGAACATGATGATGAGGATAAAATTGATAGAAAAAAATTTCATACATTACTTGGCGATATTTTTCCATCCAAATATATGAAAAAAAAAATCGAAAAAGATGTAAAATCAAAAACATCCAATGATGATGAAAAAATAAAAACTTCTGGAAAAAAAAAAATATCACTCGAAGATGATGATGGAAATATTAAAAAAACTTTTAGTAAGAAATCAAATTCAACGGATGATGAACCTAAAATAAGAAATATAAGAAGAAAATTAGATTTATCTGATGAAAATAATGATAATCAAGACGAAGACAAAAAAAAAAGAGATTTTAATTTGATTCTTACTAATTTTGGAGATGATGATGATAATTATTTAGATGAAGATGAAGAAATAGAAAAAAATCTTAATGAAGACATTGAATGTAACAGTGATGATGAAGAAATATTTATGCGAGAAAAATTTCTTCAAATTGATGATAGTTCCAAAATAACAAAAAAAAAAGTAGTTAAAATTAAAACTGAAATTGATGTTAATTCTAAATACAGTAAATTAATTCAATTGAAATCAAATCTTTTGAAAAATTTATCTGAAGAGCCGAAAAGTAAAATCTTACGTAGTGCTATTCAAAAATGTAAAAATGCAATTAATAAATTAGTTAAAACATCAAGAACAAATAATGCAAAAGAATACTATAAACTGACAAAATCAGAACCTGATTCGACCGTTTGTGAAATTGACTATTTTAAAAAAAAAATGTCAAATTCAGAACAAAAAATGATTATGAATGAACTTTCATCAATAAATAAACATATTAATATTGATAAGCCATATCGATTATCTTTGCTTCAATCAAATATTCCAGTTATCTTTAAAGCTACGGTTTTACAAAAACTCAACATCTTGAAAACAATTGAACCAGGGGGTTCTGAATATCATAAATTAAAAAATTGGATTGATACATTTATGAAAGTTCCATTCAATATTTATAGAAGTCTATCTGTTAACATGAATGATGGTAAAGCTGCTTGTAATGAATATATGATTAACGCTAAAAACACACTTGATAATTGTGTGTATGGTCTTGATGATGCAAAATTACAAATATTGCAAATGATTGGTCAATGGATTACAAACCCTTCAGCTATGGGAACTGCTATTGCAATTCATGGACCACCAGGCTCAGGAAAAACTTCTATAGTTAAGGAAGGTATAAGTAAAATTTTAGGGAGAGAATTTGCATTTATTGCATTGGGAGGAGCTGGTGATTCAAGTTTTTTAGAAGGTCATTCATATACTTATGAAGGTTCCACGTGGGGTAAAATAGTTCAAATTCTACTTGATAGTAAATGTATGAATCCAGTCATATATTTTGATGAGTTAGATAAAATCAGTGATTCATCACGTGGTCAGGAAATTGCCAGTGTTCTTACTCACCTTACTGATACAACTCAAAATAATCAATTTCAAGATAAATATTTCACAGAAATTGATTTTGATTTGAGTAAATGTTTATTTATATTCAGTTATAATGATGAATCAAAAGTGAGTCCTATATTAAAAGATCGTATGTACAGAATTCAAACTAAAGGTTATGATGCAAAAGAAAAAATTATTATCGCTAAGAAATATTTATTACCAAAAATAAGAGAACAGGTTAATTTTAAAGAAGGAGATATCATTATTCCGGATGATGTAATTGAATATGTCATAACAAATCCAAAATTTACACAAAATGAAGAAGGTGTTCGTAATTTGAAAAGATGTATAGAAATTATTCATACAAAACTCAATTTATTTAGATTAGTTGAGGATAATAATATTCTTGGTAAAGAATTAAATTTTAAAGTAGAATTTCCATTTACAGTGACCAAAAATATTGTAGATATTCTTATAAAGAATGAAGAAAAACAAAATCAGAGTTTATTATCAATGTATGTTTAGGGAAATTTATATCTTAATAAATAATATATATAAAATGGCTACAACAAAAAGATGCCGAAACGGAACTCGTAGAAATAAAACTGGTTCATGTGTTAGAAAAATGTATGGTCCAAAAAAATATCGTTGTCCCAATGGTTCAAGGAAAAGTCGAGGAAATAAAAAGTACTGTAAGAAAACTAGATATACGTTATAAAAACGGTACTTTATTCAAATTTTTTTCTACTGATTGAAGTGCACCTAAAGTCCATCCTTGATTCCTACTTATCATTTCTCCGACAACAAGTATTCCAGGCATTGGATGTTGTGCTTTGTTTATGAATTCTATTCTATTTTTATAAGGACCATTTAATGGTTCATAATAATGAGTCCCAATTTTCCAAAAAAAACTTTTAATTGCAATCAAACCCAGTTTTTCAATATTCAAATGAAGTGCTTTTATTATCATTTTTTCAAAAAATATTCTATTATTTAAAGTATTTTCTAAATTGTGTTCCAGAGATAGAGCATCTTTATTATCAGTATAAGCAATCATGTATATACAATTATCAATATCTATAGGTGAAATTTTTTTTAAGGGTCCTGATACTATTGTATTCATTATCAAATCTGGTATTGGCTTTGAAAATTTTCCATAGACTTTTAAAAAGGGTTGTCCATGTATTTGTTGATATATTTTAAATTTTGGTAACAATTTTAAGACAGTATCAATAGTAGTGGCAATTATTACAAATTTTGTTGAAAAATCACCAATATTTGTTTTTACATTATGTAAATCTTTTTTATTATCAAGAGAAAAGACGTTACAGGAGGTTATAATATTTTTTAAACCAATTTTTTTTGACAATTTATGAATAAGCAAATGCCATTGAATTTTTAAGGCTGTCCAACCTGATTCATTATCGTGAAGTCCATAATGATTTAATACTTCATAAACATCTTCGTTTTCAAAATCAGAAAAACCTGAAGCTACTACAAATTTTTTATATGTATAATTACCTAAAACTTCTATGGCATATTCCTTAAATGTTAAAGTATGATGTTTTTTTCCAATATAATTTTTTTTTAGAAAAATAATAATATTCTTTAAATCAATTTTTGTCTTACTAAATGCATAATCATTTTTTATATCGAATTCCTTATATGTTATTCCTAATTTTTCAAGTAATGAAATCATCAAATCATCTTTATTTTTTCTTCCTACTCCTGCTCCGATAGAAACATTTGTACCATAAAAATCGACAGAATCCATCCTCCCACCTAATCTAATATTACGTTCAATAACTAATATTTTTTTTTTAGGATGTCTTTCAAGAATATTGTAGGCAGAATATAATCCGCTTATTCCACCACCAATTATAATAACATCGTACAAAGTTGTCATATATAAAGAAAGATAAAAAAATACATTTAAAAATTGAAACATATTATTTAGCGGTATCAATTATAAAAAAAAGAATATATTTAAGGAACAATTAATGATGATTATTTTCATTCAAAACTATTATTGGATATACAGCATATTAAATGATTTCATATGAAGATTTTTAATTTAAAAAAAAATGCATTTTTTTATTTTTTTATTTTTTTTTGTTTCTTATTTTTGTTTTTTTATTAATATCTTTGAAGCTGGCGTGATCTATCAATAAATATTTCAACCTCATTACTGTCGATCGAGTCGTTTATTGAATCATTATCATCATCATCATCATCGCAGAATTCTTCAATCCATTCAGAATTGTTTTTTCTGTAAAATTGATTGTAATTGAAACAAGAAGACATTGTATTTTTATCAAAATTTGATTCAAAGAATTCTACAGCACTATCGTGTATTCCTTTGTCTCCAATATTACATAATCTTAATCCAGACATGTATGAATTCATTGCTGCTTTAGGATTTCCCACATCAGTATCTTCACCTTTATATAAATAATCTGTTACACCAGGACCTCTTTCACCATTGTAAAGGTTTGCACAATTTGCACAGTAGCATACAAAGACACCATTCCATGAACCATAATATTGACAATTTAAACATTCAATTGGACCTGTGGTAGGTAAATGTGTCTTTGCCCATGATAATGGAAATGTTAATGCGTATGGTTGATAATTGTATGCATAAAATTTGGAATCTCTACAGTATGCCATCTTATTGATTTGATTTGATTTAATTTAATTTAATTGTGACTAATATATAATTTACAAAAAAGCATTTCAATTTTTACAAACAAAAAAAATTGAAATGCTTTTCAAGAATTTTACGAAAATGCATCAAATGTATAAATATGTTAAAGATTAGTAAACAAATAGTTCAAAATGATTATCAAAGTGCTGTACTCAGAAATACCGAACAATATGAATCTGGTAATGTCAAATATGGAGAAGAATATGTTTATGAAAATCAAAAAAAAGATGCTAATGACATAATCAATGAATTCTATAAATTTGATACAAGAGTAATAAGTGTTGTAAAGAGAACAAAAGTTGGTATGGACGGTCTAATGATTGAAGTTGCAAAGAATATAACAACTCATGAAGATGATAATTTTGCCATTCATAAAAACAATGTTTTCATTATTACTGCAATGAGTAATGTTACTTGGGAAGATGATATGAAAGAAAAAAGTCCTGCTTGTTTTCAAAATAACATTTACCATCACGGTAAATTACATCGTTTAAAATCAAAATTAGATGGTATTAAAAATGCCCTTATCATCAATGATGAAATTGATAATGGTGATAAAGAAAATCAAGTATTACATCTTTTACTGAAAGAAAGTGGTATATTAGATATTGATTATATGATAAAAAATAACATTAGATTAATTTTCGTTTCAGCTACGATGGTTAATGAATTAAACGATTTAAAATTATGGGGTAATAAACATCATACTCATTATATGACAATTCCCGATAATTACATTGGTCATAAAGATTTCTTAAAAATGGGAATTGTTAAAGAATATTACCCAATACAAGATTTTGATAGTGCTAAAGATTGGGTATTAGAAGATATTATTGATAATTATGGTTCTGATTATAGAATTCATATAATTCGAACAGATGAAGTTAATAAACACTTCATCGAAAAAGCTTGCTTGAAATATGACATTGATTGTAAAAATCATACATCTAATGATAAAGCTGATCTAAATGAACTATTCGAAATGGACCTTACAAAGCATGTCGTTATAATTGTAAAAGGATTATTTAGACGTGCAAATTTGATTCCTAATATATGGAAATTGAAAATTGGAGCAACTCATGAAAGATATTCAACGATATGTGATACAAATGTTCAAATACAAGGTCTTCCCGGAAGAATGTCTGGATATTGGAAAAAAGATATTATTAATGGACACAAAACTGGACCTTATCGTACATCTATAAATGCTATAGAAGAATATGAAAAATTTTATGAAAATCCATTCAATGACACTTATAAGACTTATAAAACATTTCTTTCACCCCATAATATTAAAAATCTTCTTATTGATACAAATGACAAAACGAATAAAAGAATACCAATAATTATAAATATTACTGATTTTGATATATTTCGTCTCACTAAACGTATTGAAAAGATCGATTATATAAATAAGGTATTGGCAAATATTCCTGAATTTTCAAGATTAAAAGACTATATCAATAATAAAGAAATTGTTTGTCAAAGAATTTTTGAACCAAAATCCAAATCATCATATAAAACTTATATATCTGATGTTGTTGATGCAGCTAATGATAAAATTCCATTTTGTTTAAATTTACCTTCAGAATTAAAAGAAAAAAATTATTGGCAATTATATATTGATAAAAAACATATGAGATTATGCTTTATTATTTGGTGTAATAATTACGAATTTTACTAAAAAAAAACAAAAACAAACAAAATAAAAGACAAAAAACAAAATAAAAATGTATTTTTTTTGATATAAAGATATCTTTATAATTTTATAAATGAGTTCTAAATTGAAAAAAAACAAAAAAAGAAGATTCGAAAAATCACAAGTACTTTGTAATCATGTCTTTATTATTGATCTTATTGATATTTCTCCAGAACAATCTCAGACTATAAAATATTGTACTAAATGTTATATAATTGATAAATTATACTAAACCAGACGCATTACCACCACGAGATGTCAAAAGACGTAATTGTTCAGGATTCATACACAAAAATCCACGTGAATTAGAGTATCCATACGACTTACATCCTAAACTTCCATTTGCATCAGAATAAATATCTTTTGGATTCGAATTATTATCAGGAGAACATAAAAGACCCCCAAATCCATGAGAACTTTGACAAGAAGATTCAATTGGATTTGTATAATCACTATATTCATTACCATTAAATCCTTCCATCATTTCAGGTGAATTAGGTTTATATGAACTACATGATAGTCCTATACTTGAAATCATTAAAACTGAAAACAACATCACTATTAAAACACCAAATGTTGAAATTTTCATTAATTTATTTATATATATAATAGAATCACATATTATTGAGGAAAATATTTATAAAAATTTTCTTTCAAAAAATGATACGATATTTGTTTTATTGTTTCATTAGTTTCTAAAACAGTTTCTGAAAAACTGTTTATAATTTCTGAAAAATCTTTTATTTTCAAAACTTCAAATCCATCTATATTTTTCTGTATTTGTTTTTTACAACCTAAAGTATCACCAAAATAATAAGAAATTGGCCAACATCCATTTCTATCCTTGTGAATTTCCCCTATAACAAATAATTTCATTATAATGATACATAATATCATAGATGGAAATATTATTACAAATGCAATTACTGTATCAATATTACAACTCATATATGATAATTCTTTTATTGTCATTATTATATATGTATCGAAATTAAATTGTACGTATAATTGTCAATTTATTTCCATTTATGTATGATTTTGATATCAATTTATTTAAACTATATTTAATGTCAGTAAATACTCTATTGATAATATTTGGTTTATTTTTTGTTGTAAATTGTTCTTCATTTGATTTTTTATCTGCAATTATATTTTTTATGTATGTTTGAAAATTTGTCGTACCACTATAATCATCGAATAAAAAATTTATAAACATTACAAAATTTGGTTTAAATCCAGTATTATATGCAGATAAATATGAGATATAAATTATATAAGAGAAAAATAAAGTTAATATTATAGTCATTTCCATCACCATTGAACTACCATGTGGTAATATTGTAAAAACGTCCATTTATATATATATAAACCAATATAAAAAGATAATTACTACTTATATATCTCCGTTATGAATTTGTTGTTGTCATCTCAAGAAAAAATTGATTTAAAGCGTCTGATTACTGAAAATGATTCACCAGATAATACTGAATGTATTAGGAAACTTAAACATAGTACTTTTTTGAAACAGGATTTAGATCAATTCGCGCTTTTGAAAATAGAACATTTTGGACATTTACCAAGTGATTTATCAACTATACCTAAAGAAAATTTACGACTTATTCAAAATACTTTTGAAAATTCTGCACAAATTAGATGTCAATTTATTTATAATACATATCCAGATATTTTTAAAAAAATGATTAAAGATGAGTTAGATTTCGGTATTTTTATTAAAGTTATTCAAATACTTAAATTAATTGAAGAGAAAAAAACTGATCAACATGAGGGATCTGTTATCGTTGGAAAAATGTTAAAAGATATGTATATTGATTCTGCTGTTAGATGTGCTAATCATTTAGATGAAGAACATAAAGATGATAAAGAAAAACCAATTCAAGGAAATTCTACTACTTGGAAAGAATACAAATCAAAATTATGAAAATATAACACCATGAAAACGTTCCATTACAAAACCTTCAATCGGACTTATATCATATTCTAATAATTTTACAATACTTGAATAAAATTCTTTACTATTTTCAAGGATTTTTTCTCTAGAAACAGCAAATTGTCCTCCACTATAAAATTCAATATTAATTTTATCATCGTTTCCAAAAAGGCTCTTATAGATCCTACTTAGAGGTAAACCTTCATGATGAGGACAATCATGTGATGTACAATTAAATCTGTTTACACCAATCCATTGAAAACCTTTATTGTCAGGTTTAAAATTTCTTAATGTTTCCATTATTTTAGGATTATGATCAAAATATGTGTTTATAAAAAGTGTGTCCTTCTCTACCAACATTTTCTAAAAATATTTCATTCTCAATATCTAATTTGTTACCTTTATTATAAATAATTACATTATCAAATTCATTTGACCATTCAATATTTCATTGTATCGAGAAATAATTATTTTCATCACTTTATATATATCTAGAATATATATATATATATATGAATAATATAACGATTGATAATTTTGGTGGAAACGGATATATAGCTTTGAATAAAGATGAAAATTTTTTCAAGTTAAATTCTTGTATGATTAAACAAAAAATTTTTACTCCAATAACCGGCTCAATAATAGATAATAGTATTTTGTTGGATGATAATTTTACAACAAAATTCTATGTTTTATCTGTTTCTGTCATTGGATTATATATTTTTCATAGTTTATTATTAAAATAAACCAAAAAACGAATTCTTCTTTGAATTCTTTCTACTTTTTCTTAATCGAGCAGAAAATTTTTTTTTAAATGATTTACTCTTGGATAATAATTTTCTTGAACTATTCGCAAAAAACCCACCGAAATTATTTTGACGTGCCATTGTTATATCATACAATGAGATTTTATTGCTTACATTTTTTGTAAATTTCAATTGCGACTAATCCTCCCAAAACTTGTGCTAAACAATACGGAAGTACTTCAGATGGATGTATTTTACCTAATGATGACATTACAATTGTTATAGCTGGATTCATATATCCTATTGAAATTTTTGTAGATAACAAAAGTATTAAAGCTAAAACAGCACCAATTGCTATTGGATTTTGAGTTGTCAATACAACATAAACAAATAAAAGTGTCCCTGTAAATTCAACTAAATACTTTTCAAATATCATTATATATATTTAGCAAATAAATTATAATACTAAGTTAATGTATATAATGTCTATTCAAGGTATTTCACCTAAGAAAAATTACAAAGATTCTGAATCTCCTATGATTCGTAAAGTTATTCGTTCTTCTTGGAATAATCCATATGCTACTGGTAGTGTTAATGGACATAAAAGAATAGCAAGTGAATTTAAAACAATCGGAAATATTACCGATTTTCTAAGTCGTAAAAATTATGCTTGTGGTGATATTCCTAACCCAACGCAAGGTAATAGAATTCCCTGGCGCTCACGTATTGGTTCTATTATTAAACATTGTGACGATACTAAAGTACCTTGTTCCAATGCAAACACCAAATTCATACCTGATTCTAGTGAATATATCAAGTATAAGAAACAAAGGGCATTTAATCAAAGTTATAATGAATGATGCTTCTTCTTGAGGTGATAATAGTAACTCATCATCGGTTTCTATGAGAAGAATTTCTAATTATATAAATATAATACTACCATGCAAAATATCACTTATAATATAAAAGAAAATGATTTAGAAAGTATTTCTAAAAATGAAGAAGAAAATATTATTGAAAATGGTTTAGAAAGTATTGCTAAAAATGAGGAAGAAAATATTATTGAAAATAATTTAGAATGTATTTCTAAAAATGAGGAAGAAAACATTATTGAAAATAATTTAGAAAATATATCAAATAATTCATTTATCAATTCTCTAACGTTAGAATTGATGGTCAATAAAAAACACTTCAAGAAAGTATTGGAAATAACAGATTCGACCAAATTTCAAGAAATGAATAAATTATCAATTCTAACAAAAAATGCTTCTCCTACAATATTAAGTATGACAGATGAACTTTTAGGCATATATACAAAATTTGGTACTGCTGAAAATTATAGTAACGATGTTAAAAATTCATTCGAAAATTACCTACACGCGTGTTTAAATCACATTTCAATGACACAAATAAATGAAACTGAACAAGATAATGTTTTATTCGGTAATTGTGACGAACCATCTAATTATATACCAACTAACACTCCCAATTTTTGGGGACAACCGATTAATAAATCAATGTAAGATATAATGAAAAAAATGAATTGTAATCCAAACGTTTTTAATAAATCAATAAATAAAGATACTTGTTATACTGACACTGCTCTTATTCAGATTAAAAATGCATATAATAAAAATCACCCTGAAAATAGAATAAAGAGTACATTACCTTCGACAGTATTTAATGAGTTAAAAACTAAATTATCTAAATGCAATTCTGAAGATTGTTGGTTAGAAGAATTATCACCAAAAGATAAAAAATATTTAGATCAGCATATATTTGCTCCTTATCAACCAACCAGTTGGAAAAAAAACCCAAGGGAATGGTTATCTAATATTGATATTTTGAATGTATTGAAACAATATGAAGAAACTTTTTCTAACTTTAAATTTATTGGTCCTACCTCCATTGATTTTGATACTGTCATTAATGATACATGTGTCTCAGAAGAACTCTGTAAAATACAAATCAAAAAATTTATTAATTCTGGAATTAATAAAATAGGAATTATTTTCAATCTTGATAAACACGATGAAGGTGGATCGCATTGGGTGTCAATGTTTATTAATATCCAAGAGGGTATTATCTTCTATTTTGATAGTGCTGCTAATGATATCCCAAATGAAATTCAAAAATTAGTTAATGTCATTCTTAAACAATCAAAATATCTTAAAATTCCTATGAAATATTATACAAATTTACCTCGACAACATCAACAAGGTAACTCAGAATGTGGAATGTATTCTTTGTATTTCATTATTACTATGTTGGATGATATACAATCTATGAAATCAAAAATAGATATATTTAAAAAGAAAAATATCTCTGATAAATTTGTTGAATCTTTTAGAAGCAAATATTTTAACTCGTAATATATATGAAGAACAAAATACGAAATACAAAAAAAAAGAAAAATTTTAAAAAAAAAACGAGAAAAATATATCATCATGAGGGTGGTGGAAAGTTTAAGGGAAGTTTTAATAAATTAGTGTCGACAGCAAAAAACAGACTATCGCAAGTAAATAAAGCAACAAAAGATACAAAGTCGAAAGCAAGTACAATAGTAAAAAAAAAATCAGATAAACTAGTAAAGGAAGCAACAGCACTAAAGGAAGCAGCAAAGAAAAAAAAAGCAGATGAAGTAGTAGCAGCAAAGAAAAAAAAAGCAGATGAAGTAGTAGCAGCAAAGGAAGCAGCAGCACTAAAGGAAGCAGCAAAGAAAAAAGAAGCAGATGAAGTAGATGTGTCAGTAGCAGCAAAGGAAGCAGCACCAGATAAAGCAACACCAAATAAAGCAGCAGCACCAAATAAAGCAGCAGCACCAGATAAAGCAGTAAAGGAAGCACCAGATAAAGCAGTAAAGGAAGCACCAAATAAAGCAGCAGCACCAGATAAAGCAGTAAAGGAAGCAGCAAATAAAGAAGTAGCAGATAAAGCAAAAGAAGAAATACCATCACTATCATCATCATCATCGATAGGTTCATCAAAATTTATCGGACAACCATCGGTTCAACTTCTTGTCAAACCTTCACAATTATACAACAATAAATTCGTTAGTAATCTCAAACTCATTAACAGTCCTAGTGTTAATATTGATGAAAAATTAGCATCAATTGTAAAAGGTCAATCAAATAAAAGTATTAAAAGACCAACTTATTCAAAAACAATTTCTATTAAAACAGAATAGATATATGACTATTATATTAATATGTCTCTCTATATTCACCCAGAAAATCTAAAAATAATTTATAAGGCTATTTCATCATTTCCTTTATTTGAAAAATCATTTTTAAATCTACAAGCAAAAAATGAATGGTTTCAAAATATTGTTAATAATTTCTATAAAAATTTATCAATTAATATCCTGAACAAAAAAAACTTGAATGAAATTAATAGAGATACTATAGAATTTATGATACAAGACCTGAAAAAAAAGTCAATCATAAATAATGAAGAAAAGACAATTGAACATGAAAGCGATCAACCTATAACTAATTTTGAAGAATTGGTTGCAAAACATATGAAGGAAAGAAATATGCTCTTTGATTTACCAATTATACCTCCTTCTGACATTATTCAATTAGATTCAAAACAAGTCAATTTCAATCAAAATATAGATGTTTCAGATGGATATTTAAACGATAGATTTAATTCATTAGATAAAATTATAAAATCATTAGAAGAAAGAATTGTTCTATTGGAAAATCAAATAAAATTGAATTGAAATTATGAATATATCGTAACAACACAAAAAATAAAATGAATACGGATATAGTTATTTATAGTGATCAAGACATTGAAATAGGAAGTATTATTGACAATGAAATCGACATAGAGTATAATGTAGTAGCTCACGAAGTTTTCAATACAATTGCGTTTCCATTTTTAATTATAAAAAAGAAATATCACTATTGCTCATATATTTCAATATTTTTATCTATTATTATTGTTTGTTATGTTTTGTACTTTGCATTTCAAAAGTAACTTTAGCGTACAACATCTTTAACAATATGAGTTAATCTCAAAAAATGAGATAATATTGATTTATTTTTTTCTTCATATTTTATTGTTTCTTGTTTTGATATGAATTCTTTATTACTAATATCATCAAAAAATATTTTTTCTTCAATTTTGAGAATTTTTTCTGCCTCTTCCTTTGTCATTGGAGTTAAATCTTGATTGTCTCTTCTATTTTTTATATCATCAATCGTGATAGAATTTGTTTCGTTAAAGTCAAATTCATTAATTGTAAATACAGATTCATCTCTATGAACTCTTCGAATATCTTCAAATCGTAAATTTGTATTAGATGAATATGAACCAGCTTCTGAAGAAGAATCAGTATATAAATCTGTACCAAATGATGACTGTATCGTTTGAAATCCTCTATATTTAACAACATTATTTAGAGATTGTTTTTTTTTAGCGTGTTTAATACCTTCATTTATATTTGTTGTAGGATTAGTTTCATATGATGATTTATCATTGGTGAACCATTTATTTATTTCAGGAGATTTTTCTGTCATCATGGTATTTTCAAATAATTTGTTAAATTTTGAATTAAAGTCTTTTACTTGAATTTTTTCTAATTCTTTTTTGATTTGTTTATCGATATCATTTTCTTTAATATCTTTATATTTTGTGTTTTCGTCTGTTATTTTTTGTGTAATCCTTGCTTGTTTATTGTAAATTTCAATAAGCATTTCAAATGCTTTTTTATAAAAAATAAAATAATCTGAAGATAAATTTGATTTATCAGGATGCATTTTAAGAACAATATTTTTTGATTTTTTTAAATCGTTTTCTGTAATAACAGAATCACTTAAATCAAATAATGATAATAAATCTTTAAAGTCATATTTATCTATATCTAAATCGAATTTTTCCATAATATTTATATAGTGATTAAATATATAAATAATACATAAAAAAATCGCATGCTTCCAACAATTATTGAAATTAAAAATATGATTGAATTTCAACATTTTATTGACAACAATCCTGGATTACTGATAATTAGTTTATCTGCAACATGGTGTGTTCCTTGTAATAGAGTAAAAGAACAAATAGAACAATGGTTTAAAAAAATGCCAGATAATATTCAAACCGTTTCTTTAGATATTGACAAATCGATAGAAGTATATACATATCTAAAAAAGAAAAAAATGTTTAAAGGCGTACCTGCAATATTGTGCTTTAGAAAAGAAAATAAAGAAATAATATTTGATGATGCTGTCAATACATCAAATCCATTAGATATTGATAATTTTTTTATAAGGAACAAATTTTTTGAGAGTCAATATGATACTTGTATTTAAGATCCCATTTGTCTTTAACAGTTTTATTTAAAATTGTATGAAAATGATTTTCATAATCGAACGGGCAATCATAAAATAAATGTTTGGTCTGGGGATTTTTTCCTAAACCGGTACATAACGTTACTTTGAAAAATAAATCTTCATCGCGATTACCAACATAATACGCACCAAATTGACATCCTGTTTTAGCATCCCGAATAATTGCACCTGGAGTGTAATTTGTTGCAAATATATCGATCGAAGTTTTTTTACCATTTACCATAATTATTACTTTATAATTTCCATTATTTATGTGATTAATTTTACGATTTTTTCGATTTGATTTCGATTCAAATGTACTGACAGTAGCATCACAAGATGAGCCATTACAACAATATAGTTCTTCAAAATCACCTAGATCTTCATCAGAGTGAACAGACATTATTTTAGAGTTAGAGGATTGGAGTAGAATTAATAGTAGTAGTAGTAGTACATAATTACAGTAAAATTTCTTTATATTGTTTTTTTTAATGATTATCAACAATATTCTTATTATATATTAAAAATTCTTTATATTACTATATATAATGTTTAAAAATGAAATTAATACAGAAGATCCGGATATGGATATGGATATAGATTCTGATATAGATTCTGATATAGATTATGATATAGATTCTGATATAGATTTAGATACTGATACGAATATTGATGATAAATATTCTTTTTTAGGAATTAACAACAATCCATTATCACAAATATTTAGCAATAATACAACGAACCATTACAATATTCATCTATGTATTTATAAAATAAATTTAGAATGTAAAAAACCTTTTTTAGAGTATCTTTTAAATACTGTAGAAAAGAATTTTCCAAACATTTTAGATTTTCAATTTCCAACATTTCCAGAAAATGAAAATGATGATGAAAATACTTACTTTGTGAATAAATGTTTGACAGAAATAATAAAAATATTACAAATTGAAAAAATATTTAGTATTGAAATATCAAAAAAGATGTATAAAGGCTTTATTGAATATGACGAAAATAATATTTTTATTGTATTTGAATGTTTACCTGAGTTTAATTTCTTTCAATCACCGAATTTACAATGGTTGATTTTAGACGAAATATTATATAAAGTGAATACAGTAAATCCCATAACTCAATCTTTTTTTAAAAAGCACGAATTTATGAATGAATTATACACTACAAAGGAATCGATTGAAACATTTCCATTACCAATATTACTTTATATGTATTCAGATAATGAATATTCTATAATAGATGAAAGGATACGTATATCTTGGTTAGGTTATAATTATTACTTTACTAATGACTCAAAAACACAAAAATATGCTGTATTTATTGAAAAATCAAAATACATATTGAAAGAAATTTCTAGTGTAACAAAAGAAGAACAAACAATATTCATTAACAATAATATCAATGAAAATGTAGTAACAATTTACTTTCATCAAGGAAATACTCAATTTTGGTGTGTGAAGAATAATAATAATTTTGCACGTGTATAATTCTTAAATTTCAATCTTTCTATTTTATATTACATGGAATATATAATAGATAAAATAAATTCTTTTCTTTTAATTCATTTCTTTGATGCGATAAAATCACCAATAATATATAAATTGTTTATGTCTATTTATTTGACTTTAATTATAGCTTTAATTGCTGTCATTATATATTTCGTCTTTCCTGGAGAAGAGAACGATAAGAAATATATTGTTGTATCGATGATTTTATGGGTTCAAATGTTAAGACTAGTAATTTTGTTTCTATGTAATAATGATAGAGAAAAAACCGTTTTTTAAATTCTTTGAAATATACAAAACGAGGAATCAAAAGATATAATGAAATCATCAATATTAGATTGTAGAATTTTAGTTATTGCATTTTCTACACCATTACAATTTTTACCAATATAATATATAATTTTTCCACCAGTAACTATAGTATTTCTAAATGATTGGAAAGAACTTTCAGTACCAATATATGTTCCTGTGTCACAATAAATAGAGGAAAATGTTTGTTTTTCTTCATCAAATGTATCTGGAAAATATCCTTGTTTATATATTACATTTTCCGAATTAATTTTTTTTTGAACATCTTTTAGAGTACAACAATATTCATGGTCACTATGATAGTCTCCAAGCTCAGGATTTGAACCAACAATACCATTAAATGTATCATAACAATAATGAATTTTATATGGAGTCATCATTTTTATCATTTTTGAAATATTTCCTTTATAAACACCAATTTCTGCAGTATTTCCGATGAGTTTAGTAGAAGTCTTTATAATTTCATAAAGATAATGAGTTTCTTCAAAAGAAAGTATATTATCTTCACATATTTCAAACCAGATTTCGTTGAAAGTAGACATTTTGTAGCAACAATATGTTATATATATATATATATCTCTATATTATACAAATAACAAATTAATTTTTCTATGCCTGATATTATTATCGAAATTTGGTCCATTGAAAAAGAGACATTACTTGTTGAATTTGCAGATATAGCACAATGTTATAAATGGTTAAATTCACGTTCACATAGAAAATATACTAAAATTCATGAATATTTCACAATACCAACCATAGTCTTATCAACTTTGACAGGAACTGCTTCATTTGCTCAATTAAATTTCCCATATGGTGCGATAAATTATACACCATACATTATTGGTACAATAACAATATTTATAGGCATATTGACTACAATACAACAATATTTGAAAGTGACAGAATTAAAGGAAAATTACAGAATTTCATCTATATTATGGGATAAATATGCAAGAAATATACGTATAGAACTATCTAAAGCACCAGTTGAAAGGATGGCTGCAGGTAATTTTATGAGATTGACACGTAATGATTTTGATCATTTGATGGAAACTACACCGATTATATCTCAGAAAACAATATTTGATTTCAAAAGGAAATTAATGGGAACTGATGGTTCAGAAGAGAGAAGAGTATATAATGCATTAAAAAAACCAGATATATTGGACAGAATTGTTTCAGTAGAAGTAAATAGACATCAATGGTATAAAACACCAAATAATGAGGGTCAAGATAATATATCTCATATCATAACACTAGAACAACGTAATTCAAATAATGGAAAACCATTAGAAGCTGTTATTTTCAATAGAAATGACGAAGAAAAAGGGATTTCAGTAAATAAACATCAATGGTATAAAACACCAAATAATGAGGGTCAAGATAGTATATCTAATATCACACAAGAACAAAATAATTCAAATAATGGAAAACCATTAGAAACAAATATTTTTGATAGTGATGATGAAGAAAAGGGGAATTTATATAATTCAATATTTAATTAATTAATTGATTAGTCGTTATAAACAATATAAAAAAAACATATTATAGATTATATAAATTTCGGACATGGATATTATACCTGAAAATTTTCAAAAAATAATCATGGATATGACAGAAGATTTGAGTGAAACATTTCCTGAATATAGTGAATTATGGACAAAATGGTCTGATAAAGGCTTTTCATCTATGAATGAAGCAGAAAAAATATTAGAAGTGAAATATCTTTATGAATATATAGTTTCAGTATATCCTGAGCAATTTTTTGATATAATCTATCAAAATGAAAAAATTTTTTCAATAGATTCATCAAAAAACACTTTATTTTTACCAGGAATAGATTTTAAACTATTATTTAATTGTGAAGGGGTTAGTGTAAAGACACGAGAAATTATGTGGAATTATTTAAAATTGGTTTTATTAACGGTAGTCGAATCAGTAAAAGATAAATCAAAATTTGGTACTGCAAACTCAATGTTTGATGGAATAAATGAAAATGAATTATTTGAAAAACTGAAAGAAACAATGAATGGAATGACTGATTTCTTCAAAAATTTAGGAGAAAATGAGAATAATGAAGTACCTATCGCAGAAACAAATGTTCCAAAAGTAGATGATATTTTTGGACATTTAAAAAGTCTATTTGATGGTAAAATTGGTTTATTGGCTAAGGAATTGGCTGAAGAAATATCAGGAGATTTATCCAAAATATTAGGAGATGATGAAATGGGAGATGTTCGAACAAGTAAAGATGTTATAAGTAAATTAATGAAAAACCCTGGAAAGGTCACAGGACTATTGAAAACAGTAAATGATAGATTACAAAGTAAAATTAATAGCGGGGAAATATCTCAAGAAGAACTCATGAAAGAGGCAACTGAAATAATGCAGAAAATGAAAGGAGTAGGTGGAATGCCTGGAATGTCTGAAATGGCTGGTATGGCTGGTATGAGTGGAATGGGTGATATGGGTGGAATGGGTGGTATGCAAGATATGATAAAAAATCTATCAAAAATGGGGGGTGATTTATTTAAAAATAAAGTTGAAAAACCAGACTTGAAAATGACAACAATGGAAAAAATGAAGAATCGAATACTTTTGAAAAAAATACAACAAGCTGAACAAAATCTCATAACTCAAAACAAATTAATAGAAATAGAAAAAAATTATCAACCATACAAATTCACTGTTGCAGATGATTTAGAAAAACAATCAAAAAGTTCTTCATCAAATAAAAAGAAAAAAACAAAAGCTAAAAAATAAAATCTAATTAGTTTTCTATATGAAGTTGACTAATTTTTTAAATATTCCAGTTTTTATCGTTAGTTTAGCAATTGGTATTTATGGTGTATATATAACTAATAATTCAGAAAAACGTAAGATAATGGTTTATCCTACTCCAGATAATATTGAACAAATTCAATATAGGGATAATGCAAATAATTGTTTTAAATTCAAACAAACACAAGTTAATTGTCCAATAGATTCAAAGGATATATCAAAATTAAAAGCACAATAATATATATATATATAAATGGGAATAGATTTTAAACGGCTTTTATATAGTGATGCAGGAAAAAATATTATATCAGTCGTTTTAGGTATAGGATTAGCGTCATTATTTCAAAAAGTGTGCAAGGATAAAGATTGTATCATTTTTAGTGGACCTATAATAAGTGAAGTTGATAATAAAATATTTAAACATGATGATAATTGTTACAAGTATGATATTATAAGCACATCTTGTGATAAAGATAAAAGGATTATAGAAATGTCTACTGACCTTTCAACAATGGGTATTGAATCACCATCAGTATATGATTATATTGAACATATGCAAAATTATATAACTCGTTATTTTTATTGAATCAAATAGTATTTATATATAATATGAGCGATAGTACACGTATATCTGATTTACCAAATTCATCATCAACCAATGAACTTGGTAATACGTATGTACCAATGGATATGCATCCAAATCCGTATGGTAATACAGTTCAAGACCTACAACCGTATCCTCAACAAGATAGAAGACAAGGCTCTTTATCTGAAATGCAACGTCTTCCATCTCGTGATATTGCTATGGATACTAATAACTATACAAATGATGAAGAAATTAAGGCAAATCATATTCCACAACCAAGTAAAAATATCAAAGATTATATAAGAGATTATCAAGAAGATGAAAGTGAAAGAATACATAATCATAATAGAGAAAAAAAGCAAAAAAATAATGCAGACGAATTGATTTCACATTTTCAAGAAGCATTCATGATTGGGATACTTTTTTTTATATCTCAAATGTGGATTGTTTCTAGTACTATGAGAAAATATTGTAATAATTTAGGAATATATGATATCGATGGTAATTTGAATGTGAATGGAATGATTTTTAAAAGTGTATTATTTAGTTCGTTTTATACTTTTACATTCCAAGCTGGATATAGGCTGTTTCCATTTATTTAACTAATTGAAGGTTTGTAAAATTTCTGTTAAAATAGTTTTATTGGGTTTTCTTTTGTTGTGCGATTTATTATGACTTTTGTTGTGCGATTTATTATGACTTTTGTTGGAAGAACTTGTTTTTATATATTTTGAGATAGATGGTTTATAATTCAAAAACCGCATTTGATATTCTTTTGAATCCGGTTTTTTCTTCAATTCTTCGTATTTTTTATATTTTTCCGACCTAATATCAATCATACTCATTTGTTCTCCATAGCAAGATAAAGTAAATCGTTTTAATAAACCTTTTTGTTGTAATCGGTTTTTTTCTTCAACTTCAAATAAAAATTTAGTCATACACATTATCCTATCTTGATAGTAATAAGGCTTATCTACATAATAAAATGCTAAATAAAACGTTAGCATCGTATCAATAGTAGCAACATTGATTTTTTTATTATGGTCAATTATTACGGTATTATAACTATGGCATGCGATAGGTTTATAAATGAATGCAACACTATCTCGTCCAATACGAATTTCGTAATGCAATGGTATAATTTCTGAAGTCTCTTGGTGTAATATCATTTTTACTGTTGAATATCCTTCTTTTTTTAAATTTTTACATATGATTGAAGCTGTTTTAAGTGGATTTAATGATAAGACATCAAAATCAGGAATTTCCAAGATTAAACGACGTTCATTTAAAAACATATATTTTGAATATAAACTATTTGCATATCCACCAAAAAATACCACCCCTTCTTTTATAAAGGTATCTCTTATTGTGGTATAAATCAATATACTATCATTTTTATCATTTTTATCCAATCTTCTTTGAAAATCAACTTTAGAACAATTTAATTGTAAATTATTCATTGGAAAATTGTTATTTAATAATGTCAATCTTTTTAAAACCTTTTCCCAACGCGATACATCTCCGGCTGGACGTGATAATTCTAAATACATATTCATTCTTAAAAAGTTAGGTGGTGCATACAAAATATTATCAACTTTTATTGATTCTTCTTTTATAGAATTAAATACTGATTCATCTAAGTAAGTTATATCAGCAATTGGAATAAAATTCACAAATACTTTAAATGTTCCAAAATGAACACCTGATTTTGCTTCAACAAGAGTATAACCTTTTTTATAATATGTATCTGCTAATTGCATTGAATCTTCTAAAGCATTTGATGAATAGAAATCATAATCGGGTAATTCTATTTCTCTATTATAGAACTGAACAGATTCAGGTAAAATATTGTTTATAGCAGTACCACCGTAACATATCAATTTTTTTTTTCTTAAAAAATCTTCAAGTATTTGAATAATATCAGAGACTTTAGGTGAATCAACAATTTTTTTCTTGGACAACATTTCGCTTTTATCTACTGCTTGTCGTAAAATTGCCAATTCACAATCTTCAAATGACATTTCATCATCACATACATTACGAGTTTTTTTCCTGGTATATGCCATTTATATATATTAAAAATAGATATAAAAACTATATGATTCAAAAAGATAAGTATGAAATACGATGTTATATTTTGTGTTTTTGGATGTGCAACATTAAAAAAGTATAAAGACGAGATTATAAAAATAAATGAAACGTGGGGATTGAAAGCAAGACTTCTTAATTTCAAAGTTATTTTTTTTCTTGGTGAAGAAAAAACAGATTTGATAGGTGAAGATTATATATATTTAGAAGGTGTCAAAAATGACTATTCTTCTGCAAGTAATAAACAAAATTTAGGTTTGAAATACATTTATGATAATTACCAGTGCGATTATGTATATATTTGTGGAACTGATACCTATGTTGTTGTAGATGTTTTAAAAACATATTTATCAGATTGGGATCATAAAGAAAATATATGTATTGGAGGTCATGGAGACACGAGATTGATAAATGGTGAAGAAACATATTTTCATTCAGGTGGTGCAGGCTTTTTAATTTCATTCAAAGCATTATCAATTATTTATTTACAATTAGAAAATATGCACCAAGAATGGATAAAAATCGCTCAAAATCATTTACAAGATGCCTGTGACGTTTGTTTATGTTATTTTTTGAAGAAAAATAATTGTGAATTTATTAAAGAAAACACCCTTTTCTTTGGTTGTGGATATTTAGGTTATCCATGTCATATTGGTTATAAACCAAATATAATTTCGTGTCATAATATGAGTTTATTAGATTTTGATAATTATACAAAAATATTAGATTCTATTTGTGTCTAAATTTCGTTCAGGTTTGAACTTTAATACATCAATATTATGAGAAGTAGTTTGAAAATTGTCATTCCCATATATATCTTGTAATAGTGACCACTCTAATATTCCACCATAATAAATATATAAATTGTTTCTAGAATATCCTAAATTTTGTAATTGGCGATATTTAACTTCAACTGAATCGTCAATATTGTTTTTCCCATAAATAATAATTGTTATTTGATCATATTGTCTTAAAGAATCATTAATAATTTTTTCTTCTATTTGAAACGATGTTGTTCCTTTTATCAAAAATGATTGTTCATTTATAGGTAATGTATTTATTAATATGATTTTTTTTGATGGAAATTTGTTCAAATAAACAATGTCGTCAAATCCAATTTTATTAAAATCATCATTACCAAATATTTTTCGTAACATTATAAATATTGTTTTGATTAAAAAATCACAATTTAATCAAACAAAAAATTGATTTGATTTTTTGATTTACACTTAAAGGTACAAATTAAAAATTAAATAACACGCAAATATGGATCTATCACAAACTAAATTAACCAAATCAGAATGGATTTCTATTGAAATGCCTGTTTCTTCTGATGAAAAAAAAATTCTTACTCTTATTCAAAATGGATATCAAAATCTATCCATTAAAAATAATGAACATTTAAGTTTAATTTCGATTATGAAAATTGAATATAGCTCAGAGATAGAAAAATATCTATTTTCAAAATATTTTGAAAAAGACATTATATTAATGTATCCAAATGCTTTATCTGTTCCAAAATCAATAAAGCAACCAAAAAAAGCAGATTTGTTACGTTTGAATCATATGGATAAAAACGTTCAAAATATGAAAGATAGGATATTTGAATATAAACAACTGGAATTTTGCAAAAACATTATTACCAAAAAAAATATTCCATTTTATCTTTATACGCTAATTCAAATGAATAAGTCATCAATAATAAATTTGAATCAGTTTGTACAAAGTTTTGTTAATATATTGATTATAAAGACACAGGAAGAAATACCTACAATTATAGAAGATATATTCTACAACACATACAATATTATTGAGAAAAATACAAATATTTTGACATATGAAGATAATAAGCTCTACGAGCATCAGAAAGTATTATATCAACTATTCAAAAGTAATCAAGAATCATCACTTGTTCTTTACACTTCAGCAACAGGTTCAGGTAAAACTATAAGTCCTATTGGACTTTCTATAGGTAATAAGATAATATTTATATGTGCTGCAAGACATATTGGATTACAATTAGCAAAAAGTGCAATATCTATGGGTAAATGTGTTGCTTTTGCATTTGGTTGTATTTCTGTAGAGGATATCAGACTTCATTACTATTCAGCAGTTGAATACACAAAAAACAAAAAGTCAGGATCTATTGCCAAAGTCGATAACAGTGATGGTTCAAAAGTAGAAATTATGATATGTGATGTTGGTTCTTATCTCATAGCTATGTATTATATGTTGGCATTCAATAATGAAAAAGAAATTATTCTGTATTGGGATGAACCAACTATTAGTTTAGACCAAGAAAATCATCCGTTACATGAAACAATTCATAAAAATTGGACGGATAATAAAATCAGTAAAGTTGTATTATCATGTGCAACATTACCAAAAGAAATTGAAATAAAAGATACATTAGATGATTTTCGTGAAAAATTTGATGGGGCATCAATATTATCAATCTCTAGTTTCGATTGTAAAAAAACAATTTCATTATTAGATTCCAAAGGTAAATGTGTATTACCTCATTTATTGTTTCCTGATTATAAAAACATAAAGGCCTGCGTTAAACATTGCCTCGATAATAAATCATTGTTGCGTTATTTTGATATAAGAGAATTAATCAGATTTATAAAACATATTGAAGTTTATGTTGAAGAACCGTATAAGGTATCGAATTATTTCACAAAAATAACTGATATTACTATGAACAGTGTGAAAATATATTATTTGACATTATTAAATAGATTACCAAGTGAAAAATGGGAGGATATTCATAAGTATATGAAATCGACATTAAAATCTCAATACAATAATTCATCAAGTAATTTATTAACAACTGAAGATGCTCATACACTAACCGATGGTCCAACAATATTTATTGCTGAGGATGTGACAAAAATAGGAAAATTCTATATACAACAGTCTAAAATACCATCAAAGATATTTGACGGTATTATGGATAAAATAGTTATTAATAATCAAGTTCAAAAAAAGATGGATATGTTGATGAAATCATTAGATGACAACTTAGGAAAAGAAGCGGAAAAAGATAAGAAAATGGAGAAGGAATCATTTAATCCAGAAGTGAAAAAAATAATGAATAGTATTGAAATTTTGAGAGGTGATATTCAAATGGTTGCAATGGAATCGATGTTTATTCCAAACACCAGACAACATCAACAAATATGGATACCTGATAAAAAATTAATAACAAATGCTTTTATACCTGTTATTGAAGAAACGGTTGTCAAGGAAATTATGGAATTAAATTTAAATAATCAAATGAAATTACTATTATTACTGGGTATTGGTGTTTTTGATATTACAGAATCAAATATTGCATATATGGAAATTATGAAAAGATTAGTTACAGAGCAGAAACTATTCCTTATAATAGCTTCTAGTGATTATATATATGGAACAAATTATCAAATGTGTCATGGCTTCTTAGGAAAAGACTTATTGAATATGACTCAACAAAAAATTATCCAAGCAATGGGAAGAGTGGGGAGAGGAAATATTCAACAAGAATATACAGTTAGATTTCGTAACGATGAACTTTTAATCAAATTATTCTTACCGTCACTTGAAAATATGGAAGCAATCAACATATGTAAATTATTGAGAAATAAACTATAAATACTATTATGAATGTTAATTAATTATTTTTTTTTTAGAATTCTATCTAATTTTGATAACTACCAGTAGCACCAGTAGCACCAGTAGAATCAGTAGAATCAGTAGAACCAGTAGCACCAGTAGCACCAGTAGAATCAGTAGAATCAGTAGAATCAGTAGAACCAGTAGAACCAGTAGAACCAGCAGAACCAGTAGAACCAGTAGAACCAGAGATTGTTCTAGCATAACCACTGGCTTCTGCAATACCTGTATATATCAAAGAATCATGTCCTTTAACACCGGTATCCATATTATGTGGCGTTACTACGTAATAATAATCGATATTATCATTTGGAAGATCTTTATATGAATATATAGCATTACCTAATATATCGTAAGAAATAGAAGGCGTCACATGAGATGCAATTACTGTAGGAGTATCATAATTAGCAACATATCTAGAAATATCGACCATTTCAAATAAACCTTTAAATGATAGGACATTATAGTCATCACTATCTTTGAATACCGATAATTCAGAAATGTAAGGTAATTTTAGATTTGTTAAACGAATTAGAAGCGGAACTTTTACAACACGATCAATAAGCGAGGAAGTACTTGTCGTTTTTTGAGAAAATGTTGATGTATCTGTTGAAATATTACCGGATGCATCTTGAGATGAACCAGTATCAGCACTTAAAACTAATCCTTCATCATTTTTGAAAGTACTCGTTTTAAGACCTAATTTTAAACTTATTTGAAAACCTGCATCAGGGATAAATAATAAATCACCATCAAAAAAGCCATCAGAAACACCGTAATTTTTTCTATCTGCTGGATCACTTGCTGTAAGCCCTGTAAATGTATTTCGATTATTAAATGTATTATTAGCAACTGCAAATCTTAGTAATTTTGTAATATCAGTTAATGTAATACCTCCATTCAAATTATTTAAATAAGAACCATCAGATGCTGCATCATCAGATGCTACATCATCTGAAGTGACAATACTTCCTGATGTTGCGACATCTAAAAATTGTTGGGCACCAAAAACACCATTGTTAGGATTAAACAAATATTCACCTGAAAAAAGGGTTTCAAAACCAACTGATGTATAAGGAGTAGTTGCAGAACTAGGAGGTAATCCAAAATAGGATGCTATATATATAGCGAAATCACTATATAATGTTGATAGTCTTCCAACACTTTTTACATTTGAGGTTTTATTATTTAAACCAGAAACGAATTGCGCAGCAGAAAGTGTCAATGTATCAGTAAGTAAAATATCATTTAAACTATCATAATACTCTGTAGATGTAACATTAACATTTGATGCATCTTTTACTATACCGATAAAACCATTAAACGTATCAACATCGAATAATAATTCTAATGCACCTGTAGTATCAAATTTAGTTACCGTACTTGAAGCCAAGTATTTAATAGTATCAAATGTTTTTTCAGCACTAAAAGTACCTGACCCTTGAAAAGCAAATTGACTAGACATCTTCTTTATATATTATATAAAGTTATTTTAATCATACGATATTTTAAATCCGAGACAAATAGAATAATTCGCTTTATTCATATTTAAAATCCTTCCATGATCATCTAAAAGTTGTACATTTAACCTTTTTATATCAACCGGACCAAAATATCTTCTTTGCTCAGTATTTTGTGATAAATCATTTTCCATTAGTAAAGAAAAAAAACCATTATTTATTGGAACTCTCGCTAAGATATTGTTATTCGATACCCAATTATCAAAAGCACCAACAAAATTGTTATTAACACTATTATTGAAATCATTAACACATATATATACATAACGAATTGAAGTAATATCAGGTAAAGTATCTGAAATATATTCCTTTTTGCCTAAATAGTTTGGTTTAATAAATCCTAAGTTCCATCCTATTTTTGATATAATACTAATTGAATCATTAATACCATCTATATTGAGGTTAAAATTTAATTGTAATAATTCTATATCTTCAGAATGAGCAAAATCAACATGGTCTGATGTTTCAAGAGTTATTTTACCACTTCCTGAACCACTTGGAGTTATATCTAATTTTAATTGGACATTATTGAATATACTTGCCTCATCATCTTTAGCAGTATGTACTAATGAATCATCATCATTCAACAACCTTAATTTACCATTGATAACAGACAACAGATCAATAACAGTATAATTACCGTCATTTACTATAACAGTAATATTAGATATCATCTTATTCTCATCTTTATATTGATATGTACAACCAACATTTAAAAAATTATTACCCAATGATTCAGAAATAGTATAAAATGATGTTGGTATTTCAAAGGCACTTAGTTTCATTGAAACTACATTTTTTATAGGATTAGGTAATGTAAATGTGAAATTTGAACTTTCAGATGTATATAAATCTTTACGAAATCGTGTATCAATATTTAGAAATTGTGTCAATAATGGTCTTGATAATGGATAATGATCAGCTGTATTAAACTCTTTTTTAGCTTTGTTAATAATAAGTTCTGAACGATCGAAATTCTCTTGAAACATTAATGGTTTTTTTGACATATATTATATATTTTATTGTATAATTTAAATTAACGCAAGTGATTTTTTTAAATTAAATAACTTTATGGTTTAAATCCATCTCCATAAACAGACATTTCATATTTAAAATGGCGTTACGTCAATTTTTTACTCACTGAAATCAATCCGATAGTACATTTTTATTCGATAGAATATCATCAATTTGTTTATTCAATATTAATATCGTTTTCTTATTATAAGTAAAATGTCTGTAAAGAGAAATATTATTAATTGAACCGATTAATGTATCTCTCGCAATACTTATTAATAACATTATATTTGGATCGGGAATATTAATCATATTTAATATTGATAATAAATCAATATATCTTGATAAATTAGGTTGTACACTTTCATATTGTCTTTCAGTCAATAATGAAGAAAAACAACTTTCAATTTCTTCTAAAGCTTTCAATTGGAAAGAATTTACTTTGGATGTCTCCATATTACCAAAATTTGATGAACTATTTGTAAATAAATTTGTAAAACCCATATATTATATGTTGTTACTAATATAATTTGTTGATATATTTTTTAAAAATGTTAATTTTACAGGATCAAATCCATCGCCATAAGCAGGCATTCCATAAATGAATATATAGTTACTAAATAATGGTGATAAAGTAAAAGTTTTTGCCATTGATATTAAACCATTTGCACTATTCATTACTTTTATAACATTCTTATTGGATAATATATCATCAATTTGCTTATTTAACTTCAATATCATTACTTCATTATAAGTAAATTGACTATAAAGAGAAACAGTATTCATTGATCCAATTAATGTATTTTGAGCAATTTGTATCAATAACATTATTTTCGGGTCGATTGTTTTAATTGATCTTAAAACTGATAATAAATGAATATATTTTTCATAATGAGTTGATATTTTTTCGTACTCTTTTTCAGCCAACAATCTAGAATGTAATTCCTTAACTTCTACTAAACCTTTCAATTGTAATGAATTTATTTTATATTGCTCTGTTATACCAAATTTTGATGGACCATTTGTAAATATTCTAAGACTCATATATTATGTTTTATATTTTTATTATAGAGTTAAGGAGTAATAGAGCGTATAAAAGCCAATTTTATTGAATCAAATCCAACACCAAAAGCAGGAAAACCATAGACGTAAATATAGTTACTGAAAACAGATGATAATTTTATTTCTTTTGAAGCTAAAAATTCACCTTTTAAATTACTAATAGTGATAAGAACATTCTTATTTGACATAATATCAGATATAGTTTTATTCAATTGAATAATTTTTAATTCATCTATTAAAGACCTCTCATAGATACTAGACATATTAAATGAACCTATCAATCCGTGGCTTGCAATATTTATCAATAATTGATATAGTGAACTTAGTAAATCCACATTAACCATTTCTTTTATTCCATTAACTAAATATATATAATCATCAATGTTTGTAGAAATTTTTGAATATTTTTTACTTGACAATAATGATGTATAATTGATTTGTGTTGATTTTAATATATTATATTGAAGAAGTGATAATGAAGTTGTATCCGGCAAAGCTACATTTGTAGGGAGTTTCGGGTCTAAGAATATAGGAATCGGGATAAAAAAATTAATTCTCTGTTTTTCTACTATCCCTGTAAATAATGATTTGCTTCTCTTATATTTATTATTCATATAGAATTAATGTACAATATAATATGCCAATTCTTCTACTTCTATTAAAGAAATATTGTTTATATATGAAGCTATTTCACAAAGACTATCATGAATATCATCCCATTCTTCATCATTCCATAAAATGTTTGTATTTCTTGATTCATGATCAGGAAAATTTTCGAATAAGATTCCGTCTAATTTACCCTTCATAAACATATAACAACGCAACTGAATAATATCATATTCAGGTGGTTCAACCCAATAACGCTTTCTATTTTTTGTTTCCATTACTTTATCATTAATCATACCATCAAGATAACCAATTAATTTATAATCATCACAATCAAATTGTGTATAAGAATTTCTTTCACTGATTATAGATCCCGTTTTTATTTCATAATTATCTTCTACTATATTCTCTAACCTTATTCCACGTTGTTTTTGAATTTCTGAAACTAATACTTTATGTTCATTTGTTTTTTCAATAGCAGTTATGATTTCATTATTAATAGATAATGATGAACATTCATCTTTTACTATGGTTTCACCCTTTTTTATACGAATAATAGCTTCATTTATTTCACGTGTATCTGATTTACGAAAGCCATTTAATGTTTCTTCAATAATCTTGGTGACAAGCTCTTTTTTGAATGTTTTGATTGTCACTTCAATATCTTTATCTTTTTTTGATATGACTGCAGTATCAATAGATATTTTTAAAATTGATTTAATTTCTGGTGATATTTCCTTTATAATTTCTTTTTCTGTTTTTAGACCAGTTTTTTTTTTAATATTTGAAATAATTTTACTATATTTTGGCATTGAAGTCAATATTTTCAATATTGTTTCATTTTTACTCTTAAATTGATTACGACCAAGTAACGAAGCAACATCGGAGGCACAAAAACGTGGTTTTGTATTTTGAGAGACTGAATTCATATCTTGAAATGAAGATAAAAGACTTTTATCAATTGGCATAATTAAAATGTGATTACATAATTATATTATATATCAAACCAATTTCAATTTTCCGTAAAAATTATAAGCCATTTACTACATTAAGATTGAAAGGATTGTTTTTTAATTGATTAAGAACTGAACCATCATTACGTTGTAACTCAATACCTGAATATAATTCATTACTAATTCCTTGTACTCTTCCCATAGAATCAATATCTGGTATTTGAGAACTACGCTTGCCATCGGAAGCTCGAGTATTCAAAATCATGTTTTCATTATTTTTTAAAGACATGTTCATTTCATTACCCATTAATCCCATACCACCTGGATTTCCTCTTCCATTAATTGTTGATGATTTTATATTATTGTTTCTTTGATTGTATTCAGCATCAAATGTACGTGGTTTTGAATTGACACTACTTGCAATTCCATTATATTCAATATCACTTGTAAATTCACGATTATTATGGGGTTCCGTTACACCAACTGTTCTATAACCACCATTTTGATTCCCAGTTATATTCATATGATATTTCGAATTTTCAGTTGTCTCTCTGTTTGTTATATCTGGTTTATCATTCGGGTTATATACATAAGAATTTGATACAGTTGTTTTTGGATTCTGATAGGGACGTAATGTACCAATTGTATTTTCTCTTCTACTTGGTCTCAATACATCTAATAGGGGTGATATTATATTCTTAAAAGCTCCACCAACAGCACCAAAATAAGTTTCACCATTATCTGTCGTATTTCGATTATTCAAATATGACGTATTTGTTTTAAATCCATAATCTAAATCTGAACCACCACTTTTTCCTGCAGCATATGCAGGTGATATATTAACAGGTCCTAATTGTTGATTAGTAGAATCCATATATGTGCCACGCATTGGTTCAGCTGAATTAGTGTATGATGCAGAACCATAATTTTCTGTACTTGTACCAGGTCGATTAACAAATCGATCAACAGTAATTGGTCGTAATGTTTCACCTTTTTCTACTCCTGTTGTTGTAAGAAGACGGTCTTGTCCCATTGGAAATGTTTTTGAAACACGATTTTTTTCAACAATACCTATTGAACCCAATTCTTTAATATAAGAAGATGCTGGTCCTTCATATCCGAATAATCCTAAACCAGATGCTTTTTGTTTATTTGCTACTCGTAATTGATCAACATCTTTATCAACCCATTCATCACGCATCATCATACCATTATTAAAACCGTCATTACCAGAAATTTGATTTGTATTTAATCCTAATCCTGGACCTACTTGAATTGGTTCAAAAGGTTTAACATTTGCCATCTTTGAACTTGGATTTTGTCGTGATTGTATAAAATCTGTGGTACTTGGCATACCATAAGCAAACTGATTATTTCCACCAGCAGCAAACATTGGTGCCTGTTCTCTTTTAGAAATAAATTGAGAACCTGAACCATTATAATTGTCTAAAGTAGATTCTGTTGCATTAGCATCATTATTAGAATGTGATTTCGAACCAAAAAAAGGTGCCATATTATTGTGACGGAAATATTCAATATCAACCTGTTCTCCTGTTAATGATTTATATGATGCTTCTTTTGATTCATCGTTAATCATTGATTGATTAAAATATTTATCAGTGTAAACATTTGGTTCATCGTATTTATTTTGAGTTGATAATTTTGATGTAGAATCAGTTTCTGTATTTATGACAGGATATTCTTCCGGGTAATTGACATTTGGAATATCTATATTAGGTAAATTTTCATAATTTTCTTTCTTTTTGTCTTGCTTATTAATAATATACATTCCAGTAAGTCCAATAATTGGTACAATTAAAAATTCCATTACTTTATATTATATAATATTATATATAAAATGATTTAGAAATAAACATTTAATAATAGAAATGAGTTCTTTATTAAAAAATATAAAAAGAATAGATACACCATTTTTATATGAAATTTATGATTTGTCAATTAGAGGATTACAAATATCTCATATAGCAATAGCAATAATTAATCATTTAAAAATGGGACCATCAACTCATAGAAATGACCCTAAATTAACTCCACTTGGAAGATGGAAAGTAAATGTAGATAATTTTTCACATGGAAGAAGTTATAGTTATGATCATTCTTTCTAGTTAAATGTATTTTTTGATTCTGTCATTTTCTTTTCTAAAAGTCGTGTCTGAATATTGTAATCAAATTGTATTTCAATATTTGCTTGCGGATTAATCCATGGTTCTTCAAAACGTTGAAATTTTTGATCCATTCCACGAAATGTCCAGGCAGGTAAGGAAGCTCTTGATTCTTGTATAAATGGATTTACACATTTATGTTTAATTGGGTTGCTTACTGGAACATATTTAGTATATTCTTCAAGTACATTTGTCAATTGTCGATTACGTCCCATTAAGTCATCTTCAATTGCTATTGTATTTGTTCTTAAATTTGCACCAAAACTCTGTAATCTTATTTGAGGATCTTCTTGAAAAGGCATATCAATTCCTGGTCCAGGTACTGATAATTGATATCTACCTTGAAAAGTACTCATTTCTAATTCTTTTTTTATTCTTGCTGGATCATTTCTAAAACTTGTTTGAGTCATTTTATATATATATATATAATCAAATAAAAATGAATATAAAACCAACAATATATCTAATAATAATATGTCGACAATATGTTTAAATATGATTGTTAAAAATGAAAGTAAAATTATCTTACGACTTCTTAATAGTGTTGTATCATTATTAGATAGTTATTGTATTTGTGATACAGGTTCAACCGACAATACTGTTGAATTAATTACTTCGTTTTTTAAAGAAAAAGGAATCATTGGAAAAGTCGTTCAAGAACCTTTTCGAGATTTTGGATATAATCGAACATTTGCCATTAATTCATGTAAAGATATTGCAAATTCAGATTATTTATTATTTCTTGATGCAGACATGACTATTTTGATGAACCCAGAGTTAAATGTTTGTGATTTTAAAAATAACCTTACTTCAGATGCTTATTTCATCAATCAAGGAAGTCACATATTTCATTATAAAAATATGAGAATTATAAAAAATAGAAAAAATTTCTCATATTGGGGTGTCACCCATGAATATGTAAAATGTCCAGAAAACATTACGACAAATAATATAGAAAAAAATGATATATTTATAATGGATATAGGCGATGGTGGATGTAAAGGCGATAAAATATTGCGCGATATACGATTATTAACAAAAGGATTAGAAGAAATACCTAATAATGATCGATATACATTTTACCTTGCAAATACTTATCGAGACCAAGGTGATTATAATAAGGCGATTGAATACTATAAAAAAAGAATTGAATTAGGCGGTTGGATTGAAGAGATATGGTTTAGTCATTATTCTATTGGTAAATGCTACAAAAATCTTAATAATATGGTAAGTGCAATATTTCATTGGTTAGAGGCATATAATAAGTTTCCAAATAGAATCGAAAATCTTTATGAAATAATGCATTACTATCGAGTAAAAGGTAATAATAATTTAGCGTATAATTTTTATACTTTAGCTGATTATGAACGTAAAAATAAACCAGTATGGGATTATCTTTTTACTGAAACAGATATATATGATTTCAAAATTGATTATGAGTTATCAATTATTGGTTATTATTGTAATCGTGATAATTTGGATTTAAAAATAATTTCAATGAAAATTCTTGCAAATCTATCTTCAAATGAGATTATCAAAAATAACGTATTATCAAATTATAAATTTTACTGTCCTTCAATTTTAGAAAATGAAGTCAAAATAAGTAATCATAATATCGATATTATTAACAAAATAGGAAAACCAATCGTAGATTTTAATTCTTCAACGCCAACTATTTGTCTTGGAAAGAATGAAAATGAATTAATTATTAGTATTAGGTATGTTAATTATAGAATTGATGAATTAGGGAATTATATTAACCAAAATCATATAATTAGTAAAAATGTTATTGCAGTTTTAAATACTTCATCACCAAAATGGTTTTTAGAAGACGAATGTATTTTAGAATATGATGAATCAATGGATAATTATTATGTTGGTTTGGAAGATATCCGTTATCAAAGATTAGTTGATAAAAATAAAGTTGTTACGCATACATATAATGCAAATAGATGCACAAAACAAGGTACTATTAAAGTTGAACACGGTACAATAGATATGAATAGTAAAATAAAAAAATGTTCGAATTCTCAGATTTTAACCAAAGATGGAGAACGTAATATTGAAAAAAATTGGGTATTATTTGATAAAAATGGCATTGAACAATGTATATATGAATGGTCACCACTTACTATTGGTAATATCAATACAAATGGGAATTTAGAAATATCGCATATAAATTCAGAAGTCCCTGCTTTTTTCAAATATTTAAGAGGTTCTTCAAATGGTATAGTCATTAACGATGAAGTTTGGTTTATTTGTCATTTAGTATCTTATGAAAAACGACGCTATTACTATCATATAGTAGTTGTATTAGATATCAATTCTTTTGCATTGAAATCATACACACATCTATGGAATTTTGAAAAAGAACCAGTCGAATATACATTAAGTATGTTATATATACAAAAAAAATTCTTAATAGGATACAGTGTTATGGATAAAGAAACAAAATACACGACAATATCTAAACATATTTTTGATAATATGATGATACGACAATAATTTATATAATAATATAATATAAGATAAGGTAATGAATTTTAAAATAACCCCTTTAATCCTATTTATAATTTTATTATTGGTATTATTCCTCTCAATTATTTTTGTAAATAAACTTAATTTAGAGGAAGGTTTTATTTCATATAATAAAGACGAATCTGTTTTAAATCAATTATATGTAAAACAATATTCAACCACTAATCTTGTATATAAATTATATGATTCAATATATTATGATTCTATAAATGGTAATGTTATTGAATTATTTGGAGAACCTTTCGATGAAACAAATAATGAAACATTAGATACTGAAGGATCTTCCTTGACTGATATTGTTTTAATGAATCGTTCAGCAACTGCAAATACACCAATGAAAATAAGTTATTATGATAATAAAACATCAGAATTATCGGTTGATACAACCATGATTTCAAAATCAATAATTAATAATTACAATTATTCAATTATTCCTGATAATTCAAATTATAATTTGAATCGTAACATTAATTACAATTATCAATTATTATATATCTCATATGGACAAGACACTATATTACATATTTATGATTGTACAAATATAAATAATGTTAATATTGGAAGTTATTTATTTAGGCAATCATATGATCCTCTTCATTATATGTATCGCGGTAATCTAACTTCTCCTATTGGTAGTTATATTGAAGATAGAGATCAATTTAATAACACATATGTTAAAGAGATTTTATACGATAAAAATAAACAAAATTCGTTATTCCAACTATCAAAAAATGTTTTATTTGATACATCTTGTAGGTATTTAATTGTACGTAAAAAAGGTCATTTATTCGTATATGATGGAACAATTAATCGAGACAATTTGTCACCAAACTTAATTGCTGAAAGTGATATAGAACATACTCCTTCAAATATTGTCATGTCTAATTTCCGAAAGTTTCAAGTACTATATATTCCAGACCCTGATGGTTCTAATTTTATACTTTATATTGCGATTCCATCAACTAAAAAAACCGTTATTGCTATATTATCAATGGATGAAGTTGTTCCTGGTTTCTTGAAAATTAGAAATGTTGTAACTTTCAATCAAGAAAGTGTAAATCGTAATGGTTTAGATGGAAATGATACTGTATTACCACAACCATCAAATGACCCTTATGTCGAAGCAGAAGCAAAAGATATCGAAAAATGTATTGATGCTTCACCTGTCCAACAAGATGAAGTCAATGAAAATGTTAATGAAATCCCATCGTTAGATAGTATTATATCGGATTATTATAGTAAATATTGGAACAATAATTTACCAGTAACAAGTATCAATGGTATAAAACAATATTCAAATGATTTTCTTTTGAAAACACAAATTGTACCACCAATTTGTCCTTCTTGTAATACCAATGTTTCTTGTAATAGCTGTGGTCGTCCTCCTATAGATATTTCCAACAATAATTTCACGCCACAGATACCAAAACAAGAAACACTACTTATACAAAAACAGGAACCATTACCAAAAGAAGAACCATTACCAATACCAAAAGAAGAACCATTACCACAACCAATTTCAGAACCTACACCTGTACAAAATTCCGTAATGAAAATAGGTTCATCTATTACTGATGTATATAAAGAACAACCTAAAGAACAACCAACATTTGATAAAAAGATAGTACCACAAGGAATAATAGATCCTTATTCTTATTATGGAGCTTTACCAACTAAACCAACTTCAGATTATATGCCTGTAACAAGTGATTTCAGTAAATTTGGAAATTAATACAATGCGGTAAAATAGATATATGAATTAATTTATATATTGTAATAATAAAATATGAACAATATATTAGATAGAGAAAACATTGAAAATCAGATTAAACAGATATTATTTGATTTTGATGATAACTGTAGATGTAATTCTTTCAAAAAAGGAATCTATATTTATGGATCACCAGGAAGTGGTAAAACATCATTTATCACAAATTTATTGAAAGATTTAGATTATGATATGATAAAATACGATGCAGGGGATGTTCGAAATAAATCACTCATCGATACGATAACTTGTAATAATATATCAAATAGAAATGTACTTCATATGATGAATCGAAAAGTTAAAAAAATAGTCATAGTTATGGATGAAATAGATGGTATGAATAATGGAGATAAAGGAGGTATCACTTCATTAATCAAATTAATACGTCAAAAAAAAACAAAAAAACAAAAAAAAGAAAGTGTCACATTAAACCCTATCATTTGTATCGGTAATTATTTTGTTGATAAAAAAATAAAAGAATTAATGAAAGTTTGTAATGTATTTGAATTAAAAACAGTGACTAATACTCAAATTGAAAAATTATTAGATTGCAAAGAACATACAAATTTGATTTTATATCCAAATATTGTTGATTATATTCAAGGTGATTTGAGAAAACTCTTCTTCATAAAAAATATTATAACTACAAAACCAGAACTCTTAAAAAATCCATATGTTTTAGAAAATATTTTTCTTTTAAAATCACACAATATTGATGCTAAAAAAATTACAAAAATTATTCTTAGTCAAAATATACCATTACAAGATCATATTCGTTTTATGAACGAGACAGAACGTACAATAGTTGCTTTACTTTACCATGAAAATTTAATTGACCCTTTATTTTCGTCATTATCTATACAAAATAAAGACAAATACTTATTTTATTCCAAAGTTCTTGACAATGTTTGCTTTGCAGATTACATAGACAGAATTACATTTCAAAATCAAATTTGGATTTTCAATGAAATGAGTTCATTAATCAAAACATTCTCAAATAATCATTTATATCATAACAAATTCCCTGAATTAAAGCTTTGTCAAGACGATATCAGATTCACTAAAGTATTGACAAAATATTCAACTGAATACAATAATCAAATATTTATATATAATTTATGTCAGCAATTGGATATGGACAAAAAAGACATGATTTCTTTTTTTCAAGAATTACGTTTATTTCATGGTAAAAATTTTTACAATAATAATGAATTGATACCTAAAATTGATAAAATATTTGAAGAGACAAATATTACTCGTTTAGATATTAAACGCATGTATCGTTATTTGGACAAAAATCAAAAAATAAACGACGTTGTCAATGACGAAGATAGTGATAATGATAATGATAATTAAATTTTGTTAATAAAAATACAACCATATTCAATTTAAAATATATAGTAAATTCTTCATCTGTAATGCAATCAGTTGAATTTTATTTGTTTCCAGCTGCGATGAATTAAATATTAATTATTTTTAACTTTTGAGTCAAATCATCAATAGCCAAAGAATTACTAAATGTATTAAACGTCGTCTTTCCTCGAAAGGGCAACTAAATCAATACCAGTTGTTAAATTTTCTTCTGATGTTCCTTCTAATTTTAATAATTTATTTCCTGATTTCTGTATCTTAAAGGTATGAGTGAATTTTCTCCAAGTACTTGCAACTTCGTTTATAATTGTTATTATTGTACCATCTATAGATACTTGTATAGGATTATTCTCTGTTCCGTTTTTGCTCATAAAATAAGTTGAAAAAATATAAGTTCCAATTATTAAATAAATATCTTGTTGAATAAAACTTGTTCGTTGTATCGCTAATGCTTGTTTTCCATTGATCTTTAAATTATCTTCAAAGATATCATCGTGAAATATAAAACCATCATCTGATACTGCAGCCCCTTTTTCCACATTATCTCCGTCAAAATTACCTCCTGAAAACCATTTAAATTCTTCTTTTTGTGATTCCGTAAAATCATTATAATGAAGATGATTTTCGTCAGTAATAACTGGAAATTCAAAACTCTCATTTTGAATATTTGGGAAAGTTATTTTTCCATCCTCATATCCGTTAAGATTAAATTGTGAGATAGCAATCGTATCACCACCAAAAAGTGCTTCAGTAATTAATCGATAATATAAGTATGAAATAGAATTTGAAGATGTTAAATATTCATTAAGATTCCTTTCTACGGCGTCGGGATTTACTAATAAAGTTTGTGAATCAATTTTATCCCATTTAATACCATCATTTGAACCCGCAAGTGTAAATTTTCTTGGATATCTTTCTGCAAGAGAATATCCTATTTGTATAAAAAAAGATTTTAGAATTATTGCAAATGGCAGTTCTATCTGTAGCCATTCACCTGATATTGATTCATATGATACATCGGTTGTGTATTCTCCAATGTATTCTCCATTATCGTTATCATTATATGTTGTACCTCCTATATCATTACTATGCCACATATTTTCTCCATCGCCATTAAATGCTTGAAATGCTTCTCTCCCATATCCAACTGATGATGAAGATGTAATATAACCTTCTACTTTTCCTCTAGTTTCTGTATTACTAGTAAATGTATCATTTGGAATTGGAATATAAGGAAATATTTTTCTCGAAAGGGTAACTAAATCAATACCAGTTGTTAAATCTCCATCTTTAGTTCCTTCTAATTTCAATATTTTATTACCCTCTTGTAATATATAAAATGTGTGAGTGAATAATTTCCATTCAGTCGCAACTTCATTTATAGTTGTTATTATTTCATCATTTATAGATACTTGTATAGGATTATTTTGTTCTCCATTTCTACTATAAAAATAAGTTGAAAAAACATAAACACCAACATAAAAATAAATATCTTGTTGAATAAAACATTTATTTTGCATTGCTAATGATTGAACTCCTCCATCAATAAGATCAGGAAATCTAAAACCTGCTCCGCCATTTGATATTTTTGGATTTGTTCCATCAATACCTCCTGCAGTCCATTTAAATGCTTCTTTTTCTTCTCCCGTCATATCTTCATAACTTTTAAAAGTATCAATAAGCGGAACTTCAAAACTATCATTTAGAATAAAGGTATTTGGAAGTTTATTAATGAAAATACAACCAAGTCCAAAATTTACAATAAATTCTTCATCAATTGATATAATACCATCTGTAATCTCAAACCCTTTTTTAGTCTTACTAAAAACAAAATATCCTTTTTCAACTTTAGAATATCCAATTATAAATAATGTCTTTTCCGTCACTAAATTTCTTAGAAGTTCTATCGATAATTCTCTATCAAATGAAGGATGTAGTTTATTATTATACGACACTTTCATAAAACCAACTAATTGTTCCTCAAAATATACTTTATTAATGAAAATACAACCATGTCCAAAATTTACAGTAAATTCTTCATCAATTGATATAATACCATCTGTAATCTCAAACCCTTTTTCAGTCTTACTAAAGACAAAATATCCATTTTTAACCTTAGAATATCCAATTATAAATAATGTCTTTTCCGTCACTAAATTTTTTAGAAGTTCTATCGATAATTCTCTATCAAATGAAGGATGTTGACTATTCTCATACAATACTTTCATAAAACCAACTAATTGTTCCTCAAATCGTGGTGGAATAATTGGTGGTTTTACAGTATATCCACTACTTCTTCTTCTTCCAAGGGCTCGTGCTGTGGAATTATAGTCGACATTATTTTTTGATGGATTACCACGAAGAAAATTTTCATATTTATTTGAATCCAATGACGCTTTTTTAATTTTGGCAATTCTTGATGAAGAATCATTATTCATTTTTATTATATAACAAAATATAAAAAGTATTTTGTAATTACGCTATATTTTTAATAATAATTGCGATTGTAATAATCGACATTTCTCTTCCAACTCTTTAACATGTTTTGTAAAAAATTGTATTTGATTTTGTTGTTGTACTAATAGGTTTACAACTTCCTCATTTGAAAGAGATCGTGGTTCTTGGCCTGGTGTTTGAAAAATTATTTGTTGAGTATTACGTTGTATTTCCATGTTCTTCAGTTGATTTAAAACATCAGGTTTATGTTTTGGATCACCAAAATCATATTCTAGAAGTAAAGAATCTATTTCTTCTAAAAAGAATTTTTTTATCTTGATTTCATTTTTTTTACTTATAAACGTATCCACCGTTTTATCTGATAATGAAACGAATGATTCATTCGGATTTTCTAAAAGTTTCCTTTTATCAAATGTATTATGTTCATGGCTTATTACTAAAATACATTTAAAAGGATCTAATTGTACAAATGGTATTGTATAATCTTTCAGAAAAGATTTTTCTTCAGCAAGACAAGCATAATCATCATATTTTGTTATATCCAATAATTCTCTTCTAAATGTAAATGTACCAGCGGTCGCATGATTTGGTCCATATGGACCGAATTTATACATTTTCTCAATATGCTTAAAATATAAATATATTTCACTTGAACCTGCACATAATGCAGTTTTGTTTTTTTCCAATATTTCTACTGCGTGACTAATTCTATTAGGACAATGATAATCGTCATCATCAAAATAAGAGATATATTTACTTCGCTTATCAATGAGAGTGTGAGAATAGTTCCTTTTCATACCTAATGTCATCTTGTCTTTAACTGCAAAATATTTCAATTGTGGAATGTTTGCCTTTTCAACTAAATCTTTTATTTTATCAGTTCCATCATCTACAATTATAATTTCATATCGTGATGCAGGATAATCTTGATTTCTTATACATTGAAAAAATGTTGGGAAAAAAGGTCTTCGATTATATGTCACACAAATAATAGATACAAAAGGATTATACTTTATTATTCTATCTTTAGTCATATTACAAAAACTGTACCAAAATCTTTATATCATTTTTTATCATTTATGACCAAGATAAAAAAAATATTAGAACCATTAAATGTTATTTATACAATTTTTTTTTTTACAATCATAATCCTCTTTTTGAGAATATTATTTATACAATTTTTTTCTTTACAATCATAATCTTCTTTTTGAGAATTACATTCGACTCATCTTCTTTTATTACTTCTTCTTCTTTACTTCCTTCCATAATTGCCATATCCTCTTCCGATAATTTTATTTGACATCCACTTAAATTACCTGTGGAAACCGTTGGTGGTTTTACCATACATTGATTTAATCTTATCTGAAATCCCATTCCTTTACCGCCAATCCATACTTGGGAAATTGATAGTATACAAGCAACAGTACTTAATTTTGGTATAAAATCCATTGGTGTCATTGTTTTATCATCATTGGGAAATATAAGATTATTTTTGACATCATATATTTCAACATTCCATTTATCATCAAATTTTTGAACTTTAGCACTTATTGATGGAGGTTTGTTAGTATCAATTTTTTTAGTATCTTTATTTTTAGAATATTTTAAAATTGGGAAAAACATATGTTTACAGATATCAAGTGATTTTTCTTCACCAAACCAAGATTCTGAGTTTTTGACCGCATCATCTAAAAAGTTTTTTTCAAATTTCTGTATTTTATCATAAAATGCATTTGTAGCTGGTGTTGCATAATTTTCAATCGGAAAATTTAATTTGATATTGAATTTTCCATCTGATTCTCCTTTTTCATCAACATAATCAGAAACACCCCATGTCATCATAAGTGGTGTTGATATACTTAATGTCTTATTAGTTTGCTTACTAATTATATTGATTGATTTACCACCTTTATCATTTATTTTTGGTATCATATATTTCATTTCTGAAGGATTCCAATCATTTACTGAGAGTGCAACGACAGATGACATTTTTAAACTTTTATCTTTCTTTATTAAATTGTGTCTCTTTATAAATTTTCAATAATCTCAATCAATTTTTTCAATATCGAAATTTTCTTCCATTTGTAAATAACATCTCAAACATACTTTTGTATCTACCAAAGAATTATGTAATCCATCTGGTATAACATCAAATAACTTAAAATACAATTCAGATAATTTTGGAATTTTTTTATATACTCTCTTTTTATCTATTGATTCTTTTAATATTTCACATTGTTTTGTTCCTGATAACATTGTACAATATAATTTTTTATTTTCAATATGATTAAATGTATTATTAAAAAGTAATGACGGCACTTCACAACCGAGTTCAATCATTTTTTTGTTATTTCTTATAATTTCAATCATTATCATTTCTTTATCAAAATTAATGTTATGAGCAATAATTGTATTACATTTCATATATTCTTTATAAAATTCAGTCATTATTTCTTCTATCGGATTTCCAATTGCTTTACAAGTATCTTTAACAATCCCTGTTATTTCAGTTATTTTTTTTGATACTACTATAGAATCATCAATATTTACATATGAATCAAATATTCGCATTGTTTTTTTTGTCGTGACATCATATACAATAAAACTTAATTGTAATATATAAGGACAGCTACTTATATCTTTTGATATGACATCTCTTTTAGGAAGTAATCCCGTAGTCTCCACATCGAATACCATTATTAAATTTGACATTGTTAGTTTTGTTTAAATAATTATGATGAATAAGAATTATTACGTATCCTAATCAATTTTTTATGACTTGTCCGTTATAATTATCATTTTTTTCTATGAAATTATGGTATATGACAACAACATTTGTTACATCATTTATAAATATCGACAATGGATATAAGACTATGTCGTGGAGGTTCGAAAAATTCATAGAATTAGTTAAATCAGGAATTAATTTATGTGTTTATGTTGATTCAACAGTTATTGATACCTTAATAAACATGACAAAATCATACAATAATGTCAAATTTATGAAAACTGTCTCTCTCCAAGAAACTAAAACTTTTCAAATATGCGAAAATTATAATTTGATTTTGCCATTGACAGATAATGTTAGTAAAGATACTTATTCATATATGACTATCATTAATTCTAAAATTGAATTTGTTAATGATGCTATTCTTAATAATCCATGGAATTCAAAAGTTTTTGCATGGATTGACTTTAGTATAACCCATGTACTATCAGATATCAATTATGCTTATAACACTTTGAATGAACTCAGTCATTTAAGTATTCAAAGTAAATTATTAGCCATTCCTGGTTGTTATAATTATGATAGTGATATTAATTCAAAACTAATTAACGAAATTTATTGGAGATTTTGTGGAGGATTCTTTATCGGTGATAAAGAATCATTATTAGAAATGTATCATGTACAATTCAAATATTTACCTATTTTTCTTGACCAATATAAAACTATGGTATGGGAAGTAAATTATTGGGCTTGGTTAGAAGCGAATACCGAATGGAAACCATATTGGTTTAAAGCAGACCATAATAATTCAATTATTGTATTACCAAGACATTTGATAAATCCCTCTTTATTTAATCAATCAACTATAACAATATATGATTATCCTAATATTAATGTTGGAGATGACTTTTATAAACCTGGTTCTGCTTCATACATTAATTATAAAGGAAAACATTTACTAAATACTCGATACATTAATTATTCTCTAAAAGATAAACAGTTTATTTTTCATCACCCAGATAGACTTATTATTTCAAAAAATGTCTTCTCAGTATTGAATGATAAATTTATTCCATTAGATTATCAAGAAATTAAAGATCCACCCACTAATAATCCTTTAGGTAGATGGAATGGTATTGAAGATATACGATTATATGAATTTCAGGATAAAATTCATTTTGTAGCAACGAGTTTGAGTCATTCTACAGAAAATAGAAATTTAATCGTTACTGGTCTATATGATACTGAAATTTTAGAACTAACACATTGTCGTATGATAGAACCACCTCATTGTAGTACATGCGAAAAAAATTGGACACCAATCATTCAAAAAAATAATGGAATTGAATCTGAATTTTTTGTTTATAAATGGTTTCCAATGGAAATTGGTCAAATTGTTAATGATAAATTAGAAATCATTATTATACATGAAACACCTAATACGTTTAGAAATTTTCGTGGTTCAACTGTATTTAATAAATGGGGTGAATATTTGATTGGTGTCGTGCATTTCTGTGAGGAGGAATATTTAAACAGAAAATACTTTCACGTTTTGGTTATGTTGGATATAAAAACAATGTTACCTTTAAAATATTCTAATCCTTTCTACTTTGGTTTAGAAGCTGGTATTGAATTTTGTATTGGTTTTTCTATCAAAGACCTCAAATATCATTTTTGGATATCACAACTTGATAATAATCCACAACAAATTTCTGTTCCAATTAAGGCAATCCCATTTTTTAATGTATTATAAAATCTCTATATGAATATAAAATATTTAATCACAATAACCGAAAAAAAAA